CACTTTGCTTGGCGCTCGATCATCAAATTCTGACATATCATCGCGTTCGGCCAGCTTGTTTGAATAACTGTAAATCCTGCCTGTACCTTTTTGCTTTAGCATTTTAGCCATTTCTTTTACCTATTTAGATATCAATAACAACCATGCTTACCTTAATCTTTGCTGTAGCAGCATTATTTAAGATTGTCATGGTAACGTCTGTTTCAACATCGTAAACTTCACCGTTGCTATGAGCCTCTTCTGTAGTGGCATAGCCAGATACAGTAGAACCAGCAACATTGCCATCGGCGCCATCAATATAAGCATCGACATTGGCATCACCAATATCAAGCGTTAGTGTTGCGCCTTCCGGTGTCAAAACAGTTACTACGGCTGCCAGCATTAAAACACCTGCCGGAACCGTAAACAATGTTAACACATCATTGGTCACATGGTTTGTTAGTGAAAAATCAATCGTATTAGAGATAGTTCGTGCAACAGGGCTCACACCTGGAATACCTGAACCTACTGAATAATCGGCATTTGCCATGATAATATCCTCAAAAATTTAAAGTAGGTCCACCAGTTCATTAGTGGACCTTGCTATTTATACCTTGGAAACAACACCATGTACCAGAGCTTCAGGGTTCTTAACTTCATACCCATACACACTTAGTCCACGGTTTAGCGTACCGAATGTGCTCTCTGCACGTAAACTCTCATTGTTTACAAACTGATTTGCAAACGTGAGTGCCGACTTGTGACAAGCAATAATGTCAGTCTTACCTGAAACAGTATTGAGCAAGTTGCTTGAGAACACTTCAAAGCGGTCAAGCATACCAATACTTCCATTACGGAAGATGGAAGTACCGTCACCAGCTAGACTTGCGTCTCGTAGGTCCGACTTCTTAATCATTCCACAAACCCATGCTGGAAGAATAAGGCCGCGATTTTCCTGGTCAATGTCTTGCTCGTCAAGAATAACGCCAAGATCAACGATGTATTCCATGACGTTACTGGGGTCAAGGACTATCGGAGCGCCAGAAGTTCCAAGATTGATATCACCACTGATTTTACCAGCGGTAGTACCAGAGTTTGCAGCGTGAGCATCGGCATAGATATCGCCAAAAATGTCACGCTCGATTTTGATCTTCATCTTCTTAGCGGCATCACCCGTCCAATCAGCTTCATAATCATAATCAGATTGCTTTTCGTCAACGTCTTCGGAAATAAACGACCAATACTTACCTTTGTCGATCAACAGTTCAACAGTATCAGGCTCAGGGCGCTGATTAATGAGAGTTTGACCTTTGTGGTAGTCCTGGATATCAATGTCAGGAGTTGTTCGGATTACTACCTTATCACCCATAGCCTTAATTAAGCCTTCATAATCGGTGTTAGAGATAGAAGAAAGGCAGGTTGCTTCGTAAAATTTACGGAGCATTTTACCTGCCCAAATTGTAGGATGCATACTCCCTGAATGGGATGGTACGCCTGATGCTGATGGATAAGCCATTTTTAAATCACCTCAGTTTAGCGAGGCGACCTAACAAGCTTATCCTTTCGTGATAAGTCCTGCGCGCCCCGCAGCTTCAATTTGCGCTTCAATTTTCACGGCATCGTCATCTGAAATTCTTTTTTCAGCGCAAGCCTTGTAGAAAGCAGATACTTCACTTTCTTTGAAACCCTTAATTTGTCCTGCTTGCGTATCAACCGCAGCCTGACTATCTGGTATAAACTCTGCTCTATCGGATAGTTTTGGAGTCTTTTTAGTGTGCGCTATGTATCTTTTGAATACAGCCACAACAGTTTGACTATCTAATACACCGTTAGCGTGTTCAAGAATCGCTCTCATTGAATTACCAGAGATATCGTCTCTTGTATCACCTAGCCAGTGCATAAAGTCTGGAGAATCGTTGATCTCGTTAAAGTTTGGTATTGCTGCGTCAACTTGCGACCAATAGAAGTCTACTTTCTTCTTATGAGCGTCCTTACGCATGGACAACACTTCATCTTCTAACTTTTTGGTCTTACCATCGATAGCCTTATTCGTGGCATCGGTAATACCTTCAACCAATTCACTTCCATACTCGTTAGCAAACTCTTCACTAAACAGACTTTCATTACCGTTTTTAGTCGTTAGCTCTTCAACTTGTGTTGATAAAACATTTAGCTTTTCAGCTAGACTTCTGTTCTCGGCCTGTAGTCTTGGGACCTCCTGCCGGTATTTTCCGTCTAATACAGAGTACTTATGCTCCCAATCAATACTATCGGGCTTTTTAGTACCTGCACCTTGGTCAAGTGTTCCCTCATTGGGAGTTTGGCCTTTAGCTTTTGCAATCGCTTCATCAGCAAGTCGATCTTGCTCTATAACTTGTTTGGGTAAATTACCCATCTATCCTACTCCTAATCGAGCCTATGCCACTCTGAGGTATTCGTTAAACGAGCCTTTAGCATGGTGTTCGGTTACTGCTTAATACTGTGGTGTTCGCTTGTTTCGAGTCACAATAAAAGCACTGGCACAATACGCGCCTAATAATCGGTAGCGTGTGAAGACAAAACTCTGTTACGTTCTGTCAACTCTTCTACCTGTTCTCTGTCATTATATAAGTCATTTATCCTACGCACAAGAGAGCCAAGAAGTGATATAACCGCTTGATTTCCTTTGACTTTATCAAAATCCGGCTCCGTTCTTAACTCTTTCATCACCAGCGAATCTAGCTCTTCCAGGTAAGGTACAACCTCTTTCAACCTAAAGCTATCGGCCTTCAGCGGGATAGCCTCGTTTATTAAATCGTCATACATTCTGCATCGCCTGTGCGTTAGCTTGCTGTTCTTGCTGCTGCTTGCCAAGTGCTTGCTGTTGCGCTTGTTGCTCTAATTCAGCTTGTGCTTGAGCCTGTTCCTGCTCTTTTCGCATCATGTTTTCCATTTCATCGCGTGTCGGTATGATTTCATCACCGTCTATTTCATAAGCCTTTAGTGCGTCACGTAGTAACTGTGCGCGACCAGGTAGTCCTAGAATCTTCAGGTCCACTTCATTAACTGTAGCTTGCAAAAATTCTTTACGTCTTAATTGCTGCTGCTCTTTAACAATGAGAGATTTTGCGCCCTGTGCTTTAATTTCAAAGTCACCTTTCGCAATATTATCAAGAGGACCCCACACCAAAAGATCAACGTATGTTTCCTTTGTAACTCGCTCAACCATCTTATCAACCGAGGCAAGTATCTTCTTGATACCACGTCCGGCACTGTTCATCAGCATTGATAGTCCGCTGGCAGTAGCACCAGCACCACTTACATCAGACTCACCGTAAGCATAAGATGGTATTCCGCTGTATTGGTCCGCAAGTGAACTGAAGTACTTATAAACAGACATTAACTCGTTTGAATTGCTTGATACCTGGAAGAAGTTTATTGCCTTACTTCCGGCTCCAGATGATTTGCTAGACTTTGTTTGAAAAATTCTACCCGGATACCACTTAGTTGCATCCTCACCTTCAGCAAGTCGATCTTTATGCACCTCGGCCATTGGGCCACTAGACATTCCCATGTTATTAGATAATGCTCTGGCGCAAGCATTACACATGCCTTGAAGGTCTTTTATGATTTCAGGTACGCCAATACCCCAAAAAGAACCACGGATTATATCCATCGATCTAACAGAGTACGGCCTTTTACCTAAAGGATGGTCGTTTAGCTTGGCGAATATAACTTCATTACCGATAAATACAACCTTAGCCTGGTATTGCTTGCTTGAATCTTTTATCTGCTCAGTACTCATACCCCAATCAATAAGCATTTGACCTTTAACTGTTGTATGGTGTTCTATTCCATCAATTGTGCCATCGGGTGTATCTCTTAAATCGGCACGTTCACGACCTTCTAGGTGTCTTAGCTCAGAATCAATCCATAACCAATTTTCTAAGTCTCCGCTAATGTCATTTTCTAAGACACGTCTTATTGCATTAGGATTGTACCCACTCATTCGGGCCTCGCCTGACTCAACTGCAACAGCTATATTGTAAAGCATCGATTTCTCAAAGTTTATTCTCTCACTGATAAAGCCGCTATCAGGACACTTTGAGTTAGGCGATGGGTACAGGTTGAATGGAGATACCGCGTAATACTTTCGTTTAGGTACAATTTTTACAACCGGCTTAAATCCAGGGCCCCATGTAAGTTTCTCTTCCATCTTAATGACCGGACCTTTCATGATCCCAGCTTTAAGAGTGACCATATCACTCACGAACCCTTCTAATTCATCATACCAACCACCTTCTAGTAAGATATCATCGATAGCATCTTCCGCGATATCTGCGCGTCTTGCCGACTCTCGCTTCAGCTCCCTAATGAATATTTCCTTAAATTCCTTCACTGTCTTGTGCATATCTTCCTGGGTTTTAGGTATTACTATGCCAGCCTCGTCTAATTCTCCAGTACTATCAACATGCTTTTGAGCATACTGCTGTATTCGTTCGATTATTTCAGGGGGCAAGTCAGGAATTGGAGATGGAGTTACACTATAAGGTCTATCACTACCCATCATGTCGGAAAGCCAGGCTTCAGCCGCTCTACACTTAATCGATGTTAGCTTCATGTATATTTCTGAACCACCGAACGAGCGTATCTGCTGCAATTTTTGCGCTGAGTATTCGCCCTTACGCTGCCTCATTGACTCCAACATTTCTTCTTCAGGCACTCTTTTGGCATCCCTGGCCACTTGCCATTCCCTGCGACAATGGGCCGCAAGCTCAAGAACAGGGGCCTCCATTTGCTTTTCCTGCTCTAACTTGTCTGCCTTTTCAGTATCCAGCTGCTCCTGGTACTGTTCGTTGCTCTGTACTTGCATGAAGTTACCAGTGCCTAACCTTTGTATAGCGCCCATTATGACCATGCTCCCGCGTGTGGTGTTACTTTTTCTTGTGCAATGACTCGGCCCTCAGACTTAATCATCCCGAACCTCACGCCATACGCTGCATATTGCAGTCCATCATGCGGGTGAGAGTATTTGTTCTTTAGCGGTGAACTCTTATACCTGGTATCACCTTTAATCTGTAGCCTCTCGATCTTGTATCCACCAAGAAAGCCTTTTCTTATTGTCTTGCAATTACCTCTATCGAGAATCATGCCCGGCTCACCGTTGACCATGATGCTCATGTATCGAGAAACGTTATCTAGCCTGAAGTCAATCGCATTAGAACCAGCCGGTTCCGCAATGATTCCTTCTTCCTCCATAAAATCAAACGCTGACCTTTCATCATCACCCTTAGCGACTCCTGCCGGATCACCAAAAGAAATAATACTCATGCCGGCATACTCGTTAGCCAGGTGAGGAACAACAACGTCACGGCAAAATTTCCTTATTCCCATTCCTTCGCCTTCAGTATCCACGACCAATTCATCAAGTATTCTAAATTGACCCATCGGTGAAAGCTGGGTAATAATGGCTGTAGGTGTGCGACCAAAGTCAAAGCCGATAATCAAAGGCAAGCCTCTTAATACTTCCAGTTTATCCGCACTGTGAATAAAATCGTTATATTCCGGATAGCATGGCCGGCCATCCTGGACACTTCCGTAAAGGCCCTGGATATATACCTTAATCCATTCCTTCGTTTTACCTGGTATGAGCCTAGCCCAATAATCAAAGCCTAACTCATGATTCTGTACGTTCTCAGCCTTACCTATGTTCGGTATGTATGAATTTCCGAACTCAATCATTGCTGGAGGCTGTTGGTAAAACTTCCAATTTTTCGGACACTCTTCCTCTGCGGCCTTATACCACCAATGGTCATCATCAGGTGGATTAGTATCCATAATCGCACCAGACCAGTTAAATCCACCATTTTCTTTAGATGGATAGCGGCCTGTCCTACTCATTCCACCGTCAATAAGGCTCTTTCTTGTCTCGCGGGCCTCATTAAAGAATATCCCGGTCAACTCCAACGAAAGAAGTTTCTTAACGTCTTTCTCTTTTTCAAGAGATATGAAGTAGATTTCAAGCCGCACATCATTCACGTCTACATTTGCCCTAATTGGCGCGTCATACACTATCTTTGTAATAGGGTACGGGAACCAATCAAGCCAGGTTTTGATCGTTGTTGTTTTTAATTCTGCATAAGTATTCCTTGTTATCGCCCATCTTGAGCGCCTTAGACCGTCATACCCCTTAACCTGGAGAGATGCCAGTCTAAATATTTCCTGGATGCACCCAACACTCTTGCCACTACCTATTGGACCCATCACACCGCGCATGAAATAATCGCTCTGACCGTGAAACTTGGCCAGTGTTGGTTCAGCCTTATAGGTTATGGTGCGCTCTTTACGCTCCACGATCACCTGACACAAGTATTGTTATTTCAGCCGATCCCGTAGGCGCTGTAGCTGCTGCAAATCCTGCTCTCACTTCATGTATTCCAGCAACAAAGCCAGTTTTAGTAGTGGTAGTATCCTGAGCAATTGTCTCAAGCAATGACCACTGAGCTGAATCGTCACCAGTTTTTGGCCTGGATTGAATAAGGATATCCGCGCCACTAAAGGAACCAGCAACAGAAACATCAAAGTTTCCACTAACTAACTTTGTTACCCATGTATCGGCTGTAGTTAATGTACCTGTCTCTCTATTGATATTCATTTTTCATCATTCCCGTAATTGTAATTCATGTTAATTTCAACGCCACCGTCTAACTCCATCTTATCAGTAAACAGCTTATGGTGCTTGCCGACCAATTCAAGTGCTTTATCCTTATCAACAAGATCAAATCTTGTCACAACATCACCAGATTTACTGACGCTATGGCTTATCCCTTTAATGAGCCTACGTGTGGCCGCGTTCATCTCCATAAGTGTTTTTGGACTGCCGTCTTCATGAAAAAAGGCGATAGGATCAAACATTGCTCTTTCTGAAAGCTCAATCATCACATCGACAGCCTCCATCTCATTCTTAGCATCAGCCCTTTCAACCACCTTATTTATTATTGCCAGTACCTTCTCATTCTTCATAAGCCTGGCAGCCGCGACCGATGGAGAAGAGTACCCAGCAAATTCAGCCGCTTTCTTCTGCTTGTACCCGTTTTTAAGGTATTCGTAAGCAAAAGACTTCATTTTTTCCGTGATTTCGCCTTTTCTTTTCATGCTTACATTCCCCCGGGTGTTCGTATTGGCTTTAATTCTTTGGCCCTTAACCCATATCCGAACACTTCACAGTATCCATAGTTAAAAGCATCCTCACCAGTGAAGTCATTGGCGTTTACCATGTGTATAACACCGTCTATAAAGCACGAGTTATGGCCGCATATATCCTGGACCTCATGAAAGTCATGAAACTTTATCGAGTAATCGCTATTTTTTGGCGTGTAAAGCTGGTATTCGGTCCACCTTTCATTGCAATTGCTACCGTTAAGCGCTGGCTTAGGTCCAAGATCAAAGCTGAAGTCAGGCTCAAGCCTATCTGTAACCCTAGTAGTGTTAACAATGGGAGTGCATGAAGCGATAACAAGGATCATCAACATAGATAACGCCACGTTTACAACCATGAAGTAGATTGTGTTCCTCATTACTCGAACCCTCCCCTGTGTAGTACTGTCTCCCGACAATGTATGTTCAATCCTGTAACCTTCTCCCCTAATGAGTTAAGATATTGCCCCTTAGTGTAGGCAAAGGTACAGTACTTGTACCAAGTGTTCACCACACCATAGAGGATGAACTGGGGTAGTGTACCCTCTCCCCACTGGCCATTACCCTCTGGATCATCATATACAATCAGATCGGAGCTCTCGCAAAAGAATTCATCCCCTCCAAGGTATACCCCACCACAGAAAGCCCGATCCACCACTAGATCATCTGGACTACTAGCATCATACGGCACATGGGTAACTTGAACATAAGTAGTCACCTCTGCTGCCTCTACAGAGTAAGTAACCCCCAACATCAATAGTATTAGGATAGCCATAACCATCTCAGCACTATTGAATAACTCCACTATCTTTTTCATCATATCTACCTTTTAAGTTAAATTAAAGTGTTACATCAGCCTGTAGCTGTTCCTCTCCCATGTCGTACTTATAGAAAGTAACCCCATGCCATAGTCCGGTATATCCAGCCCCCCAAGGTCCAACCCTCCCCATGTGTAACTTGGTGCTGGCTGCGAAACCTTTATCACCAGTATAGGCAACAGGAGTATTTACCACTCCATTATACCCGACCTGAGTCTCCGATCCATTCCAGCGCAACCCTGTCTTGAAAGGAAGAATAAAATCATTAACTCCGTCAATACCTAAAGATCTAGAGTAAGTAATGGGTGAGCCTGAATTAGAGAGTATTTCTACTGTAGAAGCTATTTGGAGGCCGTGACCGTAAAAAGTACCTTCATCAGTGGAAAGCGGGTAAGACTTGCTTCCATGAGTACCATCAACGCCAAACAACTTAAACTCACCTGTAAACCCTCCAGCATCATTAGTTATAAGATCATCCTTTTCCCCTTCCCAATAAGATTCATTACGAGTCTCACCACCTTTAATCAGGCCAGAGTTTACTCGCTCAGGGAATGTTTGATCTTTCTCAACCTGAACCCAATCTACGATGCAAGATGCCTCAGCGCCCGTGAGTGTTGACGTTACTACTCCGGCATAGTTAAACAATGCTGGTGCTATCTTCATGTGTAAGTCCGTATACGCCACACCGATATCATCATAATTTAAAGTAACCTTCCACCAATCGCCCTCCCTATCTACCCGATACTTTCCATTTGTAATGGTATGCTCGTGCATACTCCCATCGTCTGTTGCAAGCCCAAGTATCATAAATTCTGTGCTGGTGCTTTTAAGGTAAATACCTACCCGCCTATACGTGTTTGTGTCAGCCTTTACAAAAACCGTTGCACCATGCTTTCTTCCAGCAATTACAACTATATTTGGAGCGTCAAAGGTGGCAATCCAGCTAGAATCATCATCCTGCATCCTCCACGCAGTATTTGGCTGGCCATCTATTCCTACCTCTGTCTGGTCAAGCTGGTGAGTGCCAAAGGCTGTCCACGTAGAGAAATCTCTATAATTCGCAGCAGCCACGGCATTTGTTCCCGCTCTCTGAGTAAGCAACCAAGGGTGGTCATCTAATGACGCAGGTAAAATATCTGAACCTACCGACTCAGTAACTATGTTACCGACAAATGTATTCCCGTTCTCTGTTGTGAACGTAGCTATTCCTGGCAGCGTCTTCTGTACAGATAGTATCTCAATATCGTACGTGTCATTTGAAGATGCCTGTATTCTGACTTCATTTTTAGCATCAGGAATAAATACATTCTCTACAATAGTATCCTCGTTTAAATAACCTGAGCCGACTATATAAGCACCAAGACTTCCTGTTCTTATATACACGCCACCATTAACGTGATTAAACATTCTTACCCTCACATAGTACTCAACACCGTCCTCCCAATTAAATGTGGTGTAGCACTTTTTATAAGCACAATTAGTCGCGCTTAATATTCCTGCATTCTCTGTCCATCCTGCCTCAAGGGTCCAATCACCATTAGCAGGATGTGTCCATAGCTCTATCCCATCTGGCGCTCCATTTGGTACATACTCCGATGGATTTTGATCAACTTTCCCTGTGACATCCTCAATCATTAGGTTGTGAATGTTGCCAGTGATGACTATTGTTGTTGAGTTGGTACTATTTGCTGTGGTTGGTAGTCCTGTTGTCACCCTGTTAATGCCATCGTTTGTTAAAGTGCTAAAGGAAAGACCACCTGACGTTCTAACTGTAGAGCCTGCCTCACCCTCCATTGTTAATACATATTCATTCCCAGCAATAGGAGTAAAGGACTGACCTTTAGGATGATTTGACCCAATAACAATGTTTTCAACTGTTCTACTTAAGTCAGAATTAACTACATTATTAACAACAACATTAGGGTTCTTTGTGTTGAACCATTTGTAGCCGGTGGTAAGAGACTGAACAGAAACAACCTCAACGTCCATGTGAATCGGTGTTCCTCCATTTTGAAATCTTATGTTATTGGCAGAAGTGGCTGTAAACGTACCGCTGTACAGTCCATTTCCTGAACTGCCTATAACATTATTAATCATAGGCCCTCCATTGCCAGCTTGGACTGTAGTATTTCCTGAAACATGATTCGTAACTAAAACCTCAACGAAATAAGAATCACCTTCTACCCAATCAAAGGGTACTTCAGCAGCCGACCACCCAAGGTTAGGGTCAGGGTAGTTGATAGTGGCTACGCCATTTAACGCTGTCCACACTAACTGTCCTGCAAATATCCAATCCCCATCCGGAGGGTTAGCCCATAGCTCTTTCCCATCGGCAGGGCCTACAGGAACATACTCGGCTGGGTTAGTGTTGGACTGGCCTGTTACATTCTCCACTAAGAGTTTCTGGAAATATACAGGCGTACTATCTCCATTGTTTTGGGAGACAACCATAGCCCGTAAAGTAGATATAGCAGCGCCGCTCGGCACAGTACCCGTGACGCTATACTTTACCCATTCTGTAGATAGTAGCTGCTGTGGGAAGTCTCCAATTATGGTATAAGGGGAAACTCCTAACTGTAACCTAAGCCCGCCTTTATTGGTTAGTAACTGGGCCGCATCCACCCGCATCTCACAAGATATAGTAACAGTCATACCCTGTGAATCTGGAAGTCCAGCGCCAGAGTCTAAGAGAATACCTACATAGGTAGCAAAAGTATTAGCGTCCGAGGCGATAGAGTTATAAGTCTTTATAGGAGTTCCCGTGAAGGACACATTCTGCCACCCCGCACAGTCCTCGGAGTTATACCCTTTCCTGTGTATAAGGTTCTCAACCATTCTCCCGCCACGAAAGGGAGGAAGTTCGGCTGGTGATTCCACATATTTACCATCGTGATCCAGGACCATAACAGCCGAAGTGCCGGTGTACTCTACTTCATACAGCCCGGTCGAATCAAACAAATCTTTCTCTAAAGGGAAGTAAACCTTTGTTAATGCCTCGGCATCCTCACTAAACAATGCACCCCTCAGTACGTTGCTTATTACGTTTGATAATACGTTTCTAATCATTGATCCGTCCAGGTTGTTTTGATAGTCGCTTCAAGTTCTTCTGATCGCGCCTGTCTGCGAATGGATAATACCTTGAGCTTGCTCATTGTCGTTTCATTCAAGCACAAGAGCTCATTTTTGGCTATTTTGGGGTAAATTCGGTAATCTGGTGGCAATTCCAATGGAACCTGCCTATATTCAACTTTTGTAAAGCAGCCAGTTAAGCTACTCAAAATGACTATAATCAGGGTTAACTTCTGCATCTTTCACCTCCGCGGCCTCTTTCTTTCGTACTTCTTCAACGGCCTTATTCACTTTTGCTCTTGAGCCGCGCTCGATAGCATCATTTGTTACCTGGCGCTCAAGTTTATTAATCTTCCGGGTTCTAAGTTTCGACCAAATAGCAAGGCCACTCACCAATACAGCAAGTATCCCAGCGCCAATGAGCTTTGCTTTACTCAGTAACAGGTTCAATAGTTTCATGTGTAATAAACCTCAAATAAATGTTAATCATGCTTGTTGATAATGCCAGGGTAAACATGACGTAAATATAAGCATCATCGCCCATAGTGCTTTTAAGCATCGGGAACACCAGTTCAACGGCTGCAATTATCGCTGCAAGTACTGGCATGAACGCATTAAATCGAATTGTTCTTGATTCTGACCATTTTTTCATAGTTATATACTCTTCGGATCGTATTCAACGTGGATATGTGTCTTGTGTATAATCACTTGGTAACCAAGACCAAGCACATTTGATAGCTTTTCCGCTGCTTCAAAAATTTGAGAGTCAGAAAAATACCGCGTCCTTAGATCAACTGCCATTCCGTAGTAGTGAAAACTCCACTTTGAATGATCTCCGTCTAACCCCGCAGTAACTACAAGCTCCTCACCCAGTTCACGCCATATCCTATCAGCCTGGATAAGAACCTTACGCATTTTAATGTTAATGCCCCTAATGTTTACACCATCTTTAATCTTCAATCTCTCTCTCCCTTATATATACCACAAGCAATAAGACCTTCTTCAGTCTTCCTTACTCTTGTTTCTAATTTTTCCGAGCGCTCTTCGGACCTGTTCATGTGTTCCGTCAGGCCCTTTAATTCGTGCATAACAGGATCAAACCCTGCTTTTATAGCCTTTTCCACATCATCTTTCGTTGTTACAGTTAGTTGAAGTGCATGAACCTCGCCTAAAACCTTTTGTATTTCATTCATAACATGATGGTTTTTGTCTCTATGTTCCCGGTCCACTCGTTCGGACCTATCAATCGCTTCAGTATGCTTTCGGTCAATCTTGTCGTGGATAGAGTCTTTAAGCTCTGAAACTTTACCGGAGTTCATAGCATCTCCATCTTCTATTTTCTTGTGTATTCGCCTGTTTGTAGCGAGCCATCCGACTGTTGCAGCTAAAATCCATCCGCTGACTATCGATAACCAGTGCTGTATTTCCATGCCTATTCACCACAGCCTTCATCTGCCGGATCACATGGCAAATAGTTTATATCATCTGAGTCTTGCCGGCCTGAGTTACTGTTATCAACATCATCAGAGTCTATCCTGCCTGAATTGATTGTCGTGCCATCGCCTGATCTATCACCGTCACCATTGTTGTCACCTATCACATAACCGTCACCGTAAGTAACGTCCTCGCTTGATGTGTCACCCAGGTTCCCGCCTACGGTAAGCACAGAGCTTGTGTTGCTTGTTGTGTTGACTGAGTTATCGGTGTCACCATAATTGCCGCTGACAATAAATGATGTACTCGATGATGTATCCATTCCCGCAATTGTATTAGCAACACCAACGATTGTTCGTTCTGTTGATTCTACGGAGACTTTACTTGTGAAGAAATTTGTAACGAGTCCAGCATAAGGAGTAAGTACTTTTATTGCCTGAACGTAAGGATTTTGCTTTTGTACGGGCCTGGGAATGGCTTGAGCTGGCGCATTATTGCCACCACACGACACAGAGAGCGATTCCATCCCTGAAATAGTCAATGTTTCTCCAGGTTTAGCCTTTAGTTCAAAACATGGCCTTGATGCCAGTTCAAACGCTCGCGCCTGATTCCTTTCGTAAACTACGAGAGATTCCTTGTAGTTCGGGTCAATCCTTTCCTGGGTGCTAGAACACCCGGCCAGAATAAATGCAGCTAATATTAAGAGAATTGTTGATCTCATTTTCCTGACCTCGGATTGTTTTATTGTACCGCTAATTCTACAGTGCGAGGCATTTTGCCGCAAACAGTCGGAGATTTATTGAAATACGCCTTAAAATATCCCATTGTGGGTATTAAATGTTTCCGGTAACGTCTATATTATGGACCTATATTAAACGAACACCCAGGAGCGCCAGCATGAAAATAGATTACCAACTTTGTTCAGAAGAAGTTAAAGGCCAAGAACCTTTGCTTGTGCTGAATAATATCGAGTACCACAGTTTGAATGGCCACATTATAGCCATATCACACAATTTGAAGAAGGCACGACACATGCACTGTAAATCAATCGATAATGTTATTAAAACAGGTCAGTACGCATTGATTGAGTTGCGCGGCAGCATGTGTCAGGCATTTTTAAGAGACTATCCAGGTTGAGGGAAATACAATGACTAACTTTACAGAAACAGCAAAAAAAATAGCCTTGGAAATAATTGAAGAAATTAAGCAAGGTGGAAGCGATGATTTAAGCGAGATGCTATTAAGTGTTAAATCTCATGCTTATGAAATAAATAACAAACACGATGAAGAATTGTCGGGCGAGGTTTTGTCCGAAATTTTCAGATTATGTTCAATTAAATTAACTGCTACAGACAAGTAAAGTGCCACTCTCAAGCAAACATAGGCAAACAGCCCTAAAAAATGTGTAAGGATAAGCTGAAGGAAATGAATCTTAAATAATATAGTAAAACGCTTTACGTTAAATATATAGCGTGGTACTATAGATTTACTGAAACAAACAACAGAAAAGGCCAGAAAAATGATTACATCTAACTTTATATACGGAACAGCGGCAAATAACATGCACGGTGATTTAAACGAAGCGATAGAAGCGAATGTCTTAACAGAAAAAGAAGTTAGCGCTTATCTCAGCATATCAAGTTGTATAATGAATGGAAAAATATACAAAGACGAATATCCAGAGTTGATACAATTTAAACTTGATGAGTTCTTCAAAAGAGACGTTCTCGACTATGAAGACTTTTCTAGAAAATGCAAAGAACTTAGCGGCGACAAGGATGTAACCGTTTGCAATCCTGATCTTTTTGGTTCTGGAAGGCGCTGTTATTATACAAATGATGGAAAAACGATTGAAGTTAGTTTTGTAAGCAGGTTTGAAAAAAAAGAACTAAGACCTCACGCGAGAACTCTTACTGAATATATCGGCGAGGAGTTTAACGGCTCGCAAAAGTCCTTTGCTTCCGCTCAAAAAGTTCAACCGCCCCAAGTCACACAATGGCTAGATAAGAAATTCATTGTTGTAAATGATGTACTTTATAGTGAAAGACGTGAACTTGTGAAATAAATGTGAATAATTTTGCCCCGGAATCATTAAGGTTCCGGGATTTAACCCAAAACTTACTTTAATTAACAAGAGAAATAATCATGAATATATCATTAAACCTCGAATCTACAAGCATACAGGCGCTTACTGAAGAGTTATGTGTTAAGACAGCAGATGATAACATTGTCGGCTATATTAACGTCACAATGCCTGAAACTAGCATTACTGACAGTGATAATGTTAAGTCTTTAGTAAGAAAGATTAACAATGTAACTAACTTAGTCTGTAGTGCAATAACCATTAGCACTGATGATACTTCGGATATCTTAACAGCCCTGGTAGAGTTGGTGAATGAGGTGAAGGCATATGAATAATGCAATCTTACTGAAAGTTGAAGTTAGCGACCGCGATTCTGGCGATGTGGTTAGTGCTGCGGAGTATAAAGCGGCTGCAATCTCTTTGCTTGATTCTATTACTGACGATATGCTTTTATCTGACGAGCCGTTTATTGTTTTCACCACTCCCAATAAGAAGGTTATCGGATTTGTGGAGAGTTTGCCATGAACTCTTATCGAGTAGTTGATAAGACGGCAGCCGCGTCTTACAAAGATTATCCTGGCTACAAGCAGTTTTTCATTATCAACGGCAATGACAATGTGATTCACTCTACATACAACACACTCAAAGAGGCGCTTAATGTTGCCTTTGAATTAAATCTAAAGGAACAAATGCAATGACAAATACTAACATAAAAGACGATGGTTCGCACCCAACTCACGCGATACTAAATGAGATATCTCAGTTATCACAATCAATATTTCTCGATGTTTTTCCCAATGGCCACTTTGAATCCGTTGTACGTGAATCATTTACGCCAGGCCTGACATTAGTGCTTAGATTGTTCTCTGTTAAGGACGTTACACAACTCCAGGGCCGGAGAAGACTAAACGACCCAATGAGGTTTGTTATCTCTGTACGCATTGTAAACGATCAAATTCAGTCAAAGTTAATCAGTGGTGGAATATCTAAGATCAATGATCTATCGGATATCGGCTTTATTCGTGAGCCTGACTCTTTTAAAGCCGGCAAAACATCGAGCATGGAAAGATACGCCAAGATATTCCGAACAAGTGTTGAATCGATGCGCTGTAACTTCCTTAACGCCTACTTAGAAAATGCTTTGTTTGATAGCGAAAGGTTTGATTCTAAATATTTTATCGAGGAGATATAATGAAATCATCTGAAAGAGTTAAGAAATTCCGTGAGATAAAGGAAAAACACGGCATGAAGCGCCACGAAATCTATTTAAGGAAAGGTGAGATACAGAAAGTAAGAGCATACGTTGAACAGCTTAGACTTGCGGGAACCGAAAAATAGCTTTATTATTGTGGCTCAAAGTATTACCCCTAAGTTCTGCTTTGCACTCAGAAAACCCCCGGCCCCCAGCTGGGGTTTTTTTTGCCCCGCGTTCTTCAGGAGAGATATAACAAAACAACACATCAAGGGCTTGTTCAGCTCCACGACATACCTCAACTCTATTGCCTTCCGCTCTAAGACTTTCAATTACTATCTTCTGATCGTCGCTAACAGTACCACCGCTCTTTACTTTCATTTCTATGTACAGAGAATGATAACCGCCCCGCGATACTGGTAAACACAAATCAGGCATACCGGCTAATAAACCTTCGTTCACTAATTGCCGGCCTTTACCTCTTTTACCACCATTAGGTATGGCGTATATCTTATTTAGCGTGGGTAAAGCGCGGCAAGCTTTAACAACAATGTTTTGTTCCTGCCGCTCAGTTAGTTCAGCCTTCATCTTTTCTCGCCTTCAATGGTCAGTATGTAGTTTTCCCATAACAGGACCATTGTTCTTTTCATGCCGATATGAAAGTACTCAAACATTTCACTCTTACTTATGCCGTGGCTATTATTCCTACCATCAAAAGCATCATGACATTCTGAACACATGTAGCACACGAAAAGATCATGGCTCTTTAACCCTGTTCCTTTGCCATCGTGTAAGTATCCACTGTGAGCAGCGACCGTTGTCTTCGGATCAGAATTGCAAATGCCTGGCAGGTTCATTTGACAGTTCTGGCCCTTTGCGAATTTGAGTAACGTCCTACTTCTTATCATCATCATGAGAACCCAAGTATAAGGTTTACCTGGCGATCAATCTCTTCCTGGGATGACCCGATCATTATATCACGCAATATCACATTGATTGACCTGGAATAGAATTTATCAAACTCAAGATCACACATTGAGCCAAAAGATATTGATCTTGGAGTGTATAGCGTCTTAGTAACTGGCTGCTCGTTTCTAAAGTACTCCATCACCGTAGTATCAAAATGGCCTAACCGCATTTTTATATGAAGTAATAAGCTGGTCTTGGTTTCGTATTTATCACTATTCGCATTAACCACGCCAAGCATTACAAAGTACTTTTGATGAAACTTTAAATTCCTTGGCTTTGTTACTGCCATCTTATAAAGCTCACCATGCTTTAACTTTTTAGCAAGCTCTTGGTCCTCTTCAGTAACAGGGCAAAACATTCCCCCGATCTTCTTCATGTATATTATAGCCATAAACACCTCGCGTTAAAATTTTGGTGCTTGTGTGAAACGGACTGCACCTCGCCCCCTGACAGTTAGCGCCCCGGAACCCCAGGACGAAAGCCACACTTCTAACTAATCTACCTCTCCAACAAACCTACATATTTCTGACACTTTCTCTTTGTCCGTCATATCTGAGTTGATAGCTTCAAGTATGACCCCAAAATCAAGCGGCTTATCTATATGTTCCGGCAATTCAGGCTCAACAATCGTATATCCTGATATTCCCTTAGCGTTCCAATCAGGGTATCCGATAGGGCTAGACAAGTAAGCAACATCATCACCTTCAGCCCACCTTATTATCTTATCCTTCATCGGGTGAGGTTTAAGTTCTTTCACGATATCAAAATAAATCGATCCAAGTTGTATGAAGTGATAATCATCGCCAACCTCGATAATGTAGTCAAAATTATCTTCTACCTTATAGGCTCGGTACACAACACCAGCTTTTAACACGGAGCGTTTAAGATCATTACTATCAATGTCATTTTTAAGAGTGATATACACCACCTTCCCCTCCAAAAATGATACTTTGCTCTTTTGTTTCATTCTTGTGCCTCACTTTCCGCGCTATCTGATAGACAAGCTGTTTTGACGCCAATACATTGATGTATAATTCGCACACAATCAGGGCAGTTTATAGCCTCTACATCAACTACTTTAAATGACCCAGCAGTAAGTGGATCACTATCCAGTGTTACACCGCAAATAGTGTAATCATTGAATTTGCCATCAAGGTGGTACAGACCGCTTACTGTAATAGACCCATCGTAACAATCCTCTCCGTCACCATTAAATTCTACTGCTTTCATCACCCACGCTCCCAAACATGACCAGCAGCGACACAAGCTTTCTCAACGCTCGCATAAGTAGCAGGGCCGACAATGAACTCAATGCATTGTTTAATCCGATTGCCGGACCTTATAATGCGCACCCCTGTTTTTTCGTTATCTGCTATCAATGAGTATTCTTGCGTGTACTCGCCATTTTCTGAGTCAGTAAACATCACGGCTTGCTGCTCTAATACTGTTTCGCTTGTTATTATCACAATCTATCTACCTATAAAGACCATTAGAAATACGGATGCCATCAATTATATCTGAGCGCATGTCATGGCCACCGCCTAGATAAATGCTGGTATAGTCTGGTGCTCTAAGGGAAGCCCCGTAACCGCCATTCTCAACAGTAATAACAATTTCATATCCTTCCGGCAAATGTTTTGCGGCAAGTTCAATACACGCATCAACAGTATCAGGAATTATTGATATATCTTTTTCAACGTCTGCTTTACTCATGATCTATTTACCCCTAATTTAATACGCTTACTAAGAATATGCGCTATAACCGAAAATGACGGATAATCATTAAGTATTTCTTTCTTAATTTCTTCCTGAAGACTTTTCGTAAACCTCTCGCCCTTCACGTTTCCTGACGCAATAGCTTTAGCCTTGCGCTGCTCAAAAGTTCCACGTTGCTTTGCTTGTCCCATTTTATTTGACCCTTTTTCCTATCATTATTCTAAATGGTAAAAACACAATAGATATTGATCTTGTCAAAACCCCATCAGAGTATTCTCTAGTTTCAAAAGACAAATCAAGTAAGCAAGTCTTTCTGAAGTGACAATGTTCTGTAATATCCTCTTTACTCCACAAGAGTGTTTTAGCGAAATTTAAGCCAACCCTATACCCAAGAAATTCAAAGTGCAGTCCCTTCATTGATTTAGTTAGTGGCTTCATCTTGTCCCTCCAGCGCCTCAATCCTTCTTCCAAGATCAATAATTTCTTTGTCTCTTTTTTCTAATTCCATTTCTATTTCTAAACTCAACTCTTTTGAGAATTTATCCATCACTTCTTTTTTTAATTTTGGTTCGCCTCCTCCAGTAAAAATAACAATCACAAACACAATCATAAACAGCCAAAATCCAAACCCTTCCATATTATTTACCCCTTAATTATATAACTGATATTGCCGTCATATCCTTTACGACCACTTTCCTGCCGCCACCAATGGGATACTTCCCGTTACCTAGTATCTTTATTTGCTCAACGGTGCTTTCGGATAGGATTTTATTTTTAATTTCATCCATATCTAAATCCATAGTCCTTTCTAAATACCTCAAGATAGCGTGTTCCGTTACTATCGGATCAACAACTTTCAATTCATCGATACTTTTACAAACAGCACAATACTCAGCCGACTTATTGCTATAAGCCCTTTGCGCTGATTTTATATCTTCTAACATTAAGCCCAGGCTTACCTCAAGTTTCGCTTTCCTGCTTTGCAGCCCCTTGAGTTCCTGCGTTTTCTTAATTGTCATGGATTTCTTCTTCTGGCCCAGGTAAAAAACTGGTTTCGTTCATCTGTTCGTCAGTAAGTTTCTGATGAACCTTTATGTTTTCATCGATAGACAATGCTTTAGACATTACAGTAATTGTATCTATTAAATCTCGTCTATCCCAATGACTAAGATCATCGACAACATCATTTTTCCAACAATGGGTAAATCTATCGCCCTTAACAACCCTATCTTCTGGCTTATTAAAGCCAACACATATAAACGAAGTCCCGCAGTTAGAAACTATTGAATCTAACGGGGTGCAGTTTGTTTTATTTCTTGAACATTTCATCTATTTACTCCTATCAAAACAGTTGCATATCATGTGCGTAAGCTAAATTCTCTAATTCATCAGTTTTAGCTCTGAAATCCTTATAAACATAATTATAAAATTTACCCTCAGCTTCTCTTTTAGTATTCTCGGCTTTCATGCCTTCAATTTCCGCTTGTACGGAATATATCAAGGCTAATCTTTTTACGTCATTTGATTCCATTGCCTGACCTCAATATATTAATTTCTTCTTCCGTCATGCCAGCATCAATCGCTTTTTTCTTTGTCTTCTCCAAAAGAATGTTCTTTTTCTCATTAATCAAATCATCTGTGCTTGGCTTCACAATGCACCCAGGGACAAGCCATTTTAATTCTCCTTCCAACTTTATTGCTGTTAATTCTTCTATCAAGCAATCTGAACCTTGCACACCTTTTTTTCTACCCAATCTTTTTGCCGTTGATATTTTTTCAGTGACATACATAACGTATGATGCCCCACGACCTTCCGTGTTATCTCTGTTTCCAACAACACAGAAAACTTTTTTAACTTCTGATATAGCCATAATCTATTTACTCCAGTTTTTATATCTCATACAGATATGATCCCTGATTCTTTGATCCTCAATTCTACCTATAGGACAATCATCACAATAATGCATGGCGGCACAATCTACCTCTGTTACAATCAGGTTACACGCCACTTCAAGAGCCTCATTTCTTGCCTGTAGCCTTGTTATTGGGGTTAGTGCGTCAAGTTCTGCCCTACTCAATAAATATTTCATGATTATTTACCCCACGCCCTCATTCATCATCGCTATTAAATACTGTCAATATAGGCATAAAGGCCACCACCGCTGATAGTATCGATAATTCTAAATCCAATGATCTTTGATGTTTTGATATAAAAACAGCAAGATATATAAACGCTGAAGCCCATAAAGCACCAAAAATCAACGCTATCGCCCTATTTAATACTTTTTCTGCTTTCTTCATAATCTATTCTTCCTTCCCGTAAAGGATTTCTGTAGGACAATTTATAGCTTCAAAAACATTTTCTCCGTCTTTGGTGAATCCAGTAAACATTGGAGTGTATGAATCTTCAAATTCTAAGGAATTATCTACAATCCGATCTAGTAAAAGCCCTCCATTGTAGACACAGCCAACATGATAAGAATTAGAGCCTTGAAGGTTCACAATCGTTAAACTTTTAATCTTGCTCATTTTTAATCTCCGTCTTAGGTGGTAGTCTTACGCAATTTCTTAAAAATATTAAATCGTTGCCACAATCAATAATTGTCTGCTCGACAACCCTTCTTAGCTTTTCCTCAATTCTATCAATATTTACCATAATGTTTGGTATTTCATCCCTATTTTCACAAAGCCTAAGTTCAACACTTCTTATCGTATCTGTCTTTAAAATGTCAAACTTTCTCAAAAGCCTTGTTATTTCATCGGGTTTATTAATATTTCCCATTTGCTAATTCCCTAATAAAAGAATGGTCTATTTTAGTGTATCCAGCATTCGTGCTAAGAATTACATTCACTTCTGACGTTTCATTTACTGAAAACTCTAAATCTAAATTATGATTGCAATTAAAATAGCAAAGATAAACCTCAAAACTGGCTTCATGCTTTTCTAGCACGTCTGCCAGGTCCTTTAAAAAATCTTTTTCTTTACTCATGCTTTTGCTTTCTCAGACAACAGCTTTTCCAGTGAAGATATTGTTTTATTATTCCTGACGGCTATTTGCACAAGTTTGTTGGCCTTATTATCAAGGTCCCTTTTCATTTGCGCTATAAGATTTTCCATGTGCTTTTCAATGTTTGCTAGAAGTGGGTCCTTCGTGCAAGAGCCGTTTATATTCAGCTTTCCTTCATAAAGTCTGCTTAGGCGAGTTTCAGCCATATCAAGTATGGATTCGTATTCTTCGGTTTTTTGCCATCCAATAGGTATGGTGATAGGTTTTTCAAGCACTGTGTTGATTAAGTACTCGACTTTAGCCGAGATAATTTTCTCAGCCGATTTTATAACAAACTTTTCTAAACGCTCCTGGACTTTTGGCTCAATCCTACTCACAAGCTCTGCCACTAATTCACGCGCTATTGCACTATCAACGCCTTCATCGTGTCTTGCGCCAAAATCGCCTAAATCTATCGTTGCTTTAATTTTCATCATGATTTGCTACCCCTATGGTTTAATTTAACTTCACTCATAATCAACATCGGTTCCACCCCTTACCCCTTTTACTGACTCTTGCCTTTTCTCAATCGATTCATTGTAAATAAGACACATAACCATTGCCGGCTCCCTTGGGCTTTTTATCCATTCACCATTTATTAGCGCGTATGCAAAACCATGTGCGCCAATCTTATGTTTAATCCCGTTTATTAACACTGTTTCTTCTTGATAAACTGGCATGTTTACTTGGCCTTAATAGATTGTAAGGCGATTATATCACGCGCAACTTAATCATCTTCAGCCACTTCGTAATTATCCCAACATGACGTAACAGCGGTTGTCCATGATGTTTTCCCATCCAAAAAACACCAGCACCGGCCTTTTTCATCAAAATGAGATAAATACCTGTTTTCTTTGTTGGTAGAATCATCAGCCCATACAATCATCCTTGTATTTTCCGGCAAATCAGGTGTAGGCTCTTCGGCCTCAGTAAGCCATTCAGGTCTGCATGTCCAAAAGAAACCTTCTAATGACATATTATTAGTATCAGGGTTTATGCCTGAGATTTTTTGTATAGTTCCGTCCAACCGGTTCATCTGGTCATTCCAAATAATGAGATTGTCATTATTTACAGGCTTAGAAATTAGCACCCAATCACCTACCTGCAATCTGCAAGGAACCTCTCTGTCTTCAATTACTATTGGCTCGCGACCATGATAAAGGTCTGGAATTTTGTCAGAAACAAATTTTTTCCCTTCACGGGTATACGGAATCCTCACCTCTTTGTTATGTACGTCCTTAAATTCAAACAACACAACCGAAGTGTAATTACCCATTATTTCACTATCAACCACAACACCTGGCCCGTGTGCAATTGAATGTACCGGATCATCTTTTCTGAAGTCGCTCATTTCAAACCCCTATTAGTAAACATATCTTAAAGTTTTTTTATTCCATGCTCGTCTGTAATGCTCCCTGCATAACCCGTACTTGCTTTTGTGAGTTTCCATGCAACCCTCTTCAATGCACTGTTTACGTCCACTCTCTGATGTTTTTGTGAACCCTGAAGCAGCCACTTCAACCTCGTCACGGGTCTTTGTTGATCTAATCCACTCACCATTCACAAAAGCATAAACAAAGCCGTGAGCGCCAATTTTGCACAACACACCGCACACAATAGCCTTTATTTCTTCTTTCTTTGATAACATAAATACCCCTTTAATCTTCAGCACCGGCCCATGCCCGACCATATTTAATATCACTAATCAATCCTTCGCTTACGCCAAATCTTTCTGCAAGAGCTTTTCTTCCACCCCACTTGATATTTTTTAATGCTTTCTTTATCTGAAGTACGTCAGACAAGGTAAGTTTTGCCCCCTTACCCCTTCTGCAATTTTCAGCTTGCGTCACTATATCCAAGTGATTTGGGTTCACGCATCTTGTGTTGCTGCATTTATGATCGATAACACGGTTATTAGGTATTTGACCAAACATTTGCTCATACATCCATCTGTGCGCTAATACAGTCTTTTTATTTACCGTCTTTTTCCCATAGCCTGTTTTTTTATTAACGCTACCAATCCAATTCCAGCACTGGTTTAAATCTTCTGGAAAATCCACCATCTTTTTAATTGTTTGTCCTGCTGCTGGCATCACTTCCTCCTAGAACGGGATGTCGTCAGAAAACTCTTCATCACTCATTGGCCCCTGATTCCCCGGCAAACTCGCCTGACCTGGGTCTGATGTGTACTGATTCGGGTCGTTATGCTGGTGCTGCGGTCTTTGTTGCTGCCTTCCCTGCTGTGGCCGCTGTTGCTGTCCTTGCTGTCTGCCTTGCTGGTATTGACCTTGATGGCCATTGCTGCCGCCTCTTTGCTGATTTTCTTGTGAAGCATTAGGATCACCGAGCATATTCATTTCACGGCCAACAATTTCAGTTGTGTATTTCTCAATCCCGTTGTTATCAGTCCACTTTCGAGTTTGCAGCCTACCTTCCAGGTAAATTTTACTGCCTTTTTTCAGGTATTCAGCCGCAACTTCAGCAAGTCTCGCCCACAACACTACACGATGCCATTCAGTAAATTCTTCATACTGGCCGGTATCTTTGTTCTTCTTCGAGTCAGCCGTGGCAACGGTTAGTGTTGCTACTGCTTGACCGCTGGCTGTATATCGAACTTCAGGGTCTTTACCGAGGTTCCCCAGTAAGATTACTTTATTTACTCCACGCGCCATGTTATTGCTCCGATGTTTTAATTAAGTCGTTTTCACCAATCCAATGATCGCTTGTACCGAACATTTTAATCGCTTTCTTCATCATTTTGTAATGAGATCGAAAGCAAGCAGGGCTTAACTTTGTAGGCATACCGCGCCTCACTTTCACAAAGCCCTCACCTTTGATAAAAACCCCATCAATCGTTGTTCTGTCAGGTACAGGCTCGAAAACAGGTGGCGAGACAGCCGCATAATCAACTTTCTTTTGACCGACACTCGCAGCCTCCGCAGCCCTTCTTAAAAACTTTGCTTTTTTACCATTCACGACATTCCCCTCAGTCTTATATCTGATTTTTCACTGGCGCTGGTGAGTGCGCTAATCACATTCACAGAGCCACTGTTGAAAGTACCAACGTACAAAATATCACCACGCTCAATCCGAGATTCCGTTGTAACCGTACCACGGGGAACACAATCTAACTTTCCGATTGTAGATATCCTCCGGTGTTGTGGAGACACGAAAAAAGGGCCGTCACACATAAAAACCGCAAGCTCCTCTGATCCTCCCGCGCTATTTATTCTTTTCAAAACATTATCAACCGTTGCTATTGTCATTTTTCACCGCCTTTTTATTTATCATGCAAATATAACACTTTGACCGTAAAACTCGTATAGCCACACATATGTATTCCAATTTTCATAGTTTTATGTTATCCATCAAGGCAAAAGCCTCACTTGCTGTCATTGGCTTGAGTTCGCCAAGGTCAGGATTGAATTTACTACGAGATATCGATTTAAACTCTTTCGGTTTTTCAAATAATTCATCATTTTGGATTCGTGAGACATAGCGCAAGTAAGCGGCCTCAAACTGCTTGAAGTACTGCTCTTTCTTCCCTTGCCTGATCTCAACCACTCCAACTTCGTGAGCTGCAAGATAAACAATATAAAACTTCCAATTGTAATTGGCCGCCATGCTGTACGCGCTGTCTGCACACGGCACACCGAGCGATGCGGGGTCAGGCTTGCACCAGCTTACAATTTTACCGATGGACGGCAAAAATGGGTTTTTATCAAGCCGAGACATTGATTTGCAGTTATCTATCTGCTCGATGGTGTTAACTCCAGCATCACTTAGCGCAATGATTAATTCTTTTTTCCACTCGTCATGCTCCATCACTGACTTGAACGAGTTGCGCCAGGCCGGGTGAGTTGCCTTCAGCATCCTTGCCAGGCTGTTTACTATTTCCACGCTTTCTTTCTTCGCGCTCTGCAACGTCTCGCATGGCTTTGTCGTGCCAACTTGTGTCTGCATCCCAATCTTCGGTATTGTCTCGATTACTTTTTTCATTATCGCCCTCTTGGTCGTAAGTTCCTTCGATGATTTTTATATAGTTTCCTTCAGTCATCATCCACTCTAAATTTGGTTTCCATTTTCGCTTGTTGTTCCCGGATAAAAAATGGCTCCTGGATACCATCATAAAAAATCCAGCCCAATAATTGATATTGCTCTCTTCATTCCATCTTGCGCCAATAGATTTTTTTCTCTTCTCCGAGAGTTTTTTTATTTTAGGCAAGCCTGGCAAAATAGAATGGTAGAGGTCCACAATCTGTCCGAAAGGGCAGTTGTTTTTTTTCCTTTCTTTTACTTCTTTATGGTTAATGACTGGTTCAATGACTGGTTTGTGTACCGTTTTCGGTACTGGTTCGAGTACCGTTTTCGGTACTACCCTTGTACCGTTTTCGGTACTGGTCCCGTTTTCGGTACTGCTTTTCTTAGCTAAAGCCCTATGCTTGCTGGACTTCAGTAATTTATACTTTGTGCTTACCCCTGTGCTTTTTTTTGATTTTATGTACCCACTCTCCTCAAGTTTTCTTATTCCTGATATCACGGTTTTACGGTCAAGCCCGGTATCGGTGCTGATCCTTTTTATTGACGGATAGCACGAAAAACAATCACCGGACCTGTCGGCAAGCGATAGCAAAACCAACTTATTTGATCCTGGTTTTACCGCCTGTTTCCACGCCCATATTGTAGCTTTTAAGCCCATTATTTAAGCCTGTTTTTTCGCTGGTTTTCTGATGTGATAATGAGCCTCTATTGCATCCTCGATTACCTCAATATTGCGCGATGGGTGCGCTCTCATAAACTGTACTAGGTGTGGCTTCATTCGCACCGATATCATTATTCTTTTTTCACCAGGAGGCAGCTTTTTTCGGCCCGTAGTTCTGCTTTCTTCCATTTTTACTTACCCTATATTAAGTGAACAGCTATGCTATTCCGAAAACTCTATTACTGTCAATACCTATAGTACGTTAAAGCTATTTAGGTATATATGGGGATATAACTTCATTTAAGTATTGACAATCGCAGGAATAAGACTATTATCACCACTCACTTTGAGGTGGTTGTATGTATAAAGTGTTACCAATAAGAAAGAAAGTTATTAAAAGATGCAGGGTTCTTTTGTTTGAATCGTGTCCTATTACTGGCGCATTGTTTTTGGTTATCACTATGCCGGCAGCAATCACGCTTAATCCAATTACCTTTGATAGATCGTTAAATCAAAAAAGACTGAGGATATGTTGATATGAGTAGCAAAGAAGTAGTAACAAAAATGGAACAAGGGGGAAGTGATATGTCTATTTCATCTGATCCTATGGTTATGATTTCTAAGGCCATTGGCTCCGGACTAGATGAAAATCAATTAAAAATGCTGATGGACCTACAGGAAAGACATCAGAATAACATGGCTAAAGTGGCGTTTAATAAGGATATGTCACTGTTCACAAAGGAAATGCCAACAATCGTTAAGGACGCGAGGGTTACTTACAAAACAGCAAAGGGCCTAACTGATTACTCCCATGTAACGCTGGCCAACGTAGTAAAGCATGTAAACCCTGGTATGGCTAAGAACAACCTTTCTTTTGGTTGGAGAACATCACAAAACAACGGATCAATTACTGTATCTTGCGTTGTGACTCATGCTGATGGCCATAGTATCGATACATCACTAACTGCCCCGGCTGATCCTTCAGGTGGTAAGAACAGCGTACAGGCAATAGGTTCTACTATATCCTACTTGCAGCGATATACATTGCTTTCAATACTCGGTGTTGCCGTGTTTGAAGATGATGATGCGGTAAGTGTTGGAGATAAGGTTGATCTTATTTCTCAAGATAAAGTAAATACCATTCATTCTTTAATTGAAGAAACTACATCGAATGTTATTATATATCTTCAGGTCTTGTCAGACTCCTTTGGAGTGACTATTAAGACGGTTGAAGATATACCAGACAAATATTTTCTTAGTTCAGTTGCTATGCTTGAGAAGAAAAAGAAGAGTAAGTTGTCGTGAGTATGCCATATTCCAGCGACCTGATACTACCGAATCTTGAGCAAGGTACGGATGCTTGGTTTGAAGCAAGACGAGGTGTTGTTACTGGTAGTAACTTCGGGAAAATTATAACCCCTAAAGGTGGCTCAAGTTCTCAAAGCAAAGACTATATGTGTAAGCTGGTTGCTGAATATGTAACTAAAGAGGTTGAGCCATCTTTTAAATCAGAATATATGAAGGATGGGAACGATAACGAAGGGTTTGCGATAAGCAATTATAACTTTATCAACGATGTAGTTACTGAGCATGTTGGCCTGGTGTACATGGATGAAGAAAGGAATGTTTCGGTAAGCCCGGACGGTTTAAGAGTTGTCAATGGGTCCATTGTTGGTGGTGTTGAAGCAAAATGCCCTAAGCCAGCAACGGTGGTTAAATATATTGTCGATAACGCATTGCCTGATGTATATAAAGCCCAGGTTCAGGGTTCTATGTGGGTATGCAGGTGTGATTGGTGGGATTTTATAGCCTACACCAAACTGTTAAAACCGATGCTAATACGAGTACACAGGGATGATATTTATATCTCCAAAATGAAAGAGTTAGTATTGTGTTTTGTTGAGGAAATGATTGAAATGAGAAAAGAGGTAGTACAATGAGTGAATTAGAGCTAATACCACAAGAAAACGCCTTATCAGTGTTTTGTCAGGAAGATGGAATGGTTCCTTATGTTGATAAGGTCCGCGAAATGGTTGATAACTTCGAGCATGACGTTAAAACACCAGCCGGTCGTAAAAAATCGATAACTTTCTCGGCAAAAATATCTAAGTACAAGGTGGCAATGGATAATGTGGCCAAAAAAACCACGGAAGATATCGATGCGACCAAGAAAAAGGTAAACGCCTCACGTAAGTACCTGAAGGAAAATTTAGACGAGCTGCGCGATCTGGCGCGACTTCCTGTAACAGAGTATGAAAAGCATGAAGAGGTTAGAATTAAAACCCTTCAGGAAAGAGTTTGCTATATTTCAAGCCTTAGCGATATCTGTAGTTCGGGTGATATCTCACTAGAAGATATCCAGGAAAACATTGATATCTTGTATAAGATAGAAATAGATGAAACCTTTGAAGAGTTCCAAGATAGAGCTGATTCAGCTAAAAAGGATTCATTTAGTGCGTTAACGTCGGCATTTAACCGCGAAAAAGAAAGAGCTCGTGATATAGAAGAGTTAGGTAAGTTGCGTAAGGATGCCGCAGACCGGGCAGAAAAGGACCGCCAGGTAGCAGAAAATGAAAACGCCAGGATAAAGGCAGAGTGCGAGGCCAAAGACAAGATTGAGCATGAAAAGGCCAAACTTGCTGAAGCGAAAGAGCGCGAGGAGGCCCTAATTAGGGAGAACGAGCGTATTAAAGCTCAGGCCGAGCAGCAAGCAAAGCAAGCAGTCATTGATGAAAGGAACCGTCAAAAGGAAAAAGACCTGGAGGATGAAAGGGCGCGATTGAAGTTAGAAAGAGACAAGCAGCACGTATCTAAGATAAGAGGTGAGGCTAAAACCGATCTAATGAATATCGTTTCGGAGGAAGTGGCAAAGAAGATAGTTTTAGCCATATCCAATAATGAAATATCGAATGTTAATATAAATTACGGTGGTTAATATGATGGATAAACAAAGATTTACCGATGTACCGGAGTTCTTGGCAGACCTTGATGCCGGAGTGTTTGAACAGAAGATAGCAATGGCTCTTTCTGATATCGCAAGCGGTGTTGTTACTAACGCGAAAAATGGAAAGCTAGTTGTTACTTTTGATTTTGTTCAAGTGGCTAACAGTTCTCAGGTGAACATAACACACTCAATTGTATCTACAACGCCAACAGGAAACGGAAAGGTCGTAGATCACAACGCAACAAACACGCCTATGCACGTTGGAAACGGTGGTAAAATTACATTGTTCCCAGAAAATCAGGGGCAATTTTTCAATAAGGCCGGAACAGGCCCTTTCCAGGAGAGTAAATGATGGATAAAGAAGTATTGAAGCAAGCGCAGTCTTTAACAGAGAAGTTAAACGATTCCGTAGGCGAAAGAACAGACTTCGAGACAATGCTGGTTCCGAACACTTCTCAGATAATTGATCTTGAAGAGTACCAGGAAACCCGAAACATATTCCGCGGATCATACACGACCGATAATATTCAGTCCTTTGTTAAGTATGTAGCAGACAACAAAGGCCAGCAATGCTATGTAGATGCTAGGGAAATGGAGGCTCGTGTAATTTTCGATATTGATATCGATGGAAAGCCTGGCCATTGTAAGCACTCAGCATGGTTATATAGTAGAAAAACGGCTGACTTCAGTCTCGTGCTTGGTGTTAGTGGTTCCGAAATGACTCAGCAAGCGGCTTATGAGTTCCTGACAGACAATAAACATGCTCTTATGGCGCTTGATAGTTCTGGAGAGGAAGTGAGCCTTAATCATGCGATTTTAAAGATACAGGCCATTGAAGCTGAACGCATAAGCAGGTCAAACAGCGATATTTCAGATTTTTCAGCGTCAAAATCAGCGCTTGAATCAATCGAAGTTAGCGGTAACGGTGGAGTTATTCCGTCATACTTTAAATACACTGTTAGGCCGTATGTTTGGCATAAGGATATCGATGTTCTGTTAAGGGTTAGCATCTTGCTTTCTCATTCAAAGGAACTGAAAATCATCTTAAACATAGTTAATGAAGATAAAATGCTTGAGAGTATCGGGCTTGAATTTCTCGACTACGTTGAAGGTAAAATATCCGAGTCATGCGATGATGTTCTTACTTACATTGGTAAGCTAAAAACATAAAAAACGTGCCGGGCTTGCCCCGGCACTTCTATTGGGGTAAAAAATGAATATAACCGGATTGAATAATAGAACGCCTACAATCAAATGCCGAGACAAGGATATCTTGTCGGTAATTAGAATAATAAACGGCTCTCCATTAAGAGCCGAAAGTGAAAAAATTGGTATAAAGTACGGACAAATGACGCGGCTATACCAGCGGGTATTAAATGAAGTGTGCCGATATAATATCGACAGGATGGAAGTTAAGGACCCAATTCTCTTTACCCGGTCAATGCCAGAGGCAAGAAAAAACAAAGAGGAATGGTTGGGTTATATCAGAAACTTCATGGATAGCAGGGGGATGGAATGAGCATCTATGACGTAACTTTTATTACAATATTTATGCTTGTTCTTTGCTACATCGCTTACACTGGGGCATGTTTCGCGGCAATTCTTGATGAATTAAAGGATAATGAAATTAAGATCACGTTCGCAAAGTTTATCGCGGCAATGCTTGTTGCCATAGTAATGATAGCGACAGCGCCACAAGTTAAGGAAATTATAAAGCGTAGCTTAGTTATAAATATCGAGGTAAGTACAAATGAGCAACTTTGAGATAATAGCGTGGGGAATTGTCGTAAGTATTTTTCTTTACAATAATTTCTTCAAAATAATCCCTGACAAACTCCAGGAACAAAGAATTCACGACCTGAATGAAGATATAGAAAAACTAAAAGGTATGGCTAAATCAGCAGCTATTAACTTTGAAGCACTTGAAGAACACATCAATGAAAAAGATATAATAATCAAAGACTTGAAGCGCGATAACCACATGCTTGTTGATGAAGTTGGAATATTAACAAAGGCCATAATCAAACAAGATCAAATGGTTAAAGACGTAAAGTTGAAATACGGGCCTCAAGTACCACTTGAAAGCAATTAGTTAGCCATGTAATATCAATGTGTCTCGATTAAGACATGAGAGGTTTCGCATAGCCCCTCAGCCCAAACCCCTGGTAAGTCGCTTACCCGGGGTTTTTTATTGCCTGTTATTTCTTTTTCTTCTTCTTCATTTTTTGCGCTCTTTCGAGAACGTCCATCATCTTGCTTTCAAGCCTCTTTTGCTCTTCCATCAGTTCTTCCTTGCTTATATCCTTTCTGTTATAGGCTCTCTCAGCTTTCCTTAACGCAGCTTTTATGGCTCGTTCGTTCTTTGATATACCGTAAGCCCTAAACTCTCTCTGAAGCTCAATATTAAACCCAGCAGCTTTAATACCAAGTACACTTAGGACCGCGAGAGGTACGCTGTAAGTTCTACCAAGCATATCCTCCTTGCCCTTAGCCGCATTGATAAGTTTCTCCTGGGAATAAGAGTAAGGTATCCACGGAGCATTTGGAGACATAGATTTATAAAGGAATTTCATTGATGATGATACTTTCTCTGCCACAGAGTCCATATCAGGGTCGTAGATATCCTTCCCGGTAAATACTTGTCTGTTTGCATACAGTTCAGCGCCAATTGCCAGCAACCCGCCTGGTATCATTGGTCCAGGTATGTAGCCTGAATCATGCTGATTCGTATCAAAGATATCACCAACAGGTATCCAGCGCCTAATATCAAGGTAAACAGGATCGCCATTGTTATCATCGAAAGGTGTTCTTATCATGCGCGGTACACCAATCCAGGTGTATCCACTCTGATGTTCTGGCATTACAGAGCGCTCTTCTTCTTCATCGCCAGGGTTAAGTAAGTAACCGGCCATACTTGCAACATACGCTAATGCAAAATACTTAGGTAACTTCCACGGTCTTTCAGCAAGAGCCTTTGCAACAACTGGAGCTGCACGATAAGAGTAAGCAATAAACGGCAAGAATGATCTTCGTGCCGCATTTACCCACGGTGCGCGAATGTCATAGTTAAGAAACTGTCTTCTAGCCATCGCAGCCGCTTCAACAGAAGAGTCTCCAAGTTCCTTACGCCTAATGTATGTAGCAAGCCTGAATATTTCATCCTCAAGCTGATACATGTTTAGCATCTTATCGTCTGCTTTAGCTATCGCGCTAATAGCTACCTTAGCTGATCCTTTAGCCACGTTAGCGAGTTCACCCTTCAGTAATCCTTTTCGCAAGGTATTTAGTGCGCCTAATAAGCCTCCTTTACTCATAATATCATCAGAGTTTTGGCTGGTTATCTCTCTTAATATAGGATCAAGTATTTCCTTCTTAATTTCAGAGTTTACAAAACTTGAGCCAAAAGCATTATCATCTACCGCTTGTTGGTAGATATCAGATTTTTTCAGGTATGACTTTATTGCGTTCCTTAAATCACGCGCACGAATGTCGGCCATATCCATGAATATCAGGTTTGACATTACATTGTTTACATGGACCACTGGGTTCCTGGCAGTCTTATTTAGTTTCCACTGAGTAAGTAGCCATTGCCATGATCCGTGTTGATTTACCTTATCAAGCTGGTTTAAGTCGCGCCAAACTTCTCCCTTTACATACATGCCGGCAAGTGATCCCCACTTCTTAACGCCACCTGTTCCACTTATACTTGTGTTTGGTACTTTCACCCAATCTACACCGGCATAAGTTCCGGCCTTTGAGTTTCTTTTGTTGTCAGGGTCTACAGCATTACCGGGGTCTTGATGTGTGGCCCACTCTTTGTTTTCCGCAATTGTCTTAAAGAACCTACCATTTGCTATCTGTTCTGACATAAGCATGAAAGTCTTTGCAACGGTATATCTGGCATCTAGTATTTGCCCCATATCCTTTCGTTCAGCCTTTGTGTAGTCGCGCCACAAAGTTATCTTGTTACCCTTGGTCCAACGAGCCTCCCATTCTCCACGGCTTTCCCATGCGTCATACTTGGCTGGTATTTCCTGGTCTGCTGGGAGGTATACGCGCTCAAGCACTCTTCTTTTTTCAGGCCCACCTTCCTCAACACCTTCTATTGTTTCAGTTCCTTCGCCTACAGATTTCAACCGATCAAAGATTAAGAATTTTCTCCCGATGAAAGTTTCGTCAACCTTCCCTTTGCTTAACTTCTGCTCAAACCATCCTGGTACATTTTTAGCAAGCGTACCCATCTTAACCGAAAGCGTAAGCCCTCTTCCCTTTAGCATCCCATCAGACTTGCTTAGTCTTCTTTTTTCCATTCTCTTCAATATGAAGCTGGACACAGTTCCCGCGTTTTCTTCATGAGACTTATATACGCGGTGCATATACTGGCCTCTATTGCGCTCGTAGCTTTCCTCAGATATAAGTCCAAGATCAACCATTTCTCTGCCGTAGTTATCAATAGCAGCTATTATTGGAGTAGAAAAACCCTTTAGTCGTTCGCTTGTAAATGCGTTATCCGGGTCTTCTATCAAGTCATGCAGTAGTTTCGCCTCGTCAGAGCTTACTCCACGATCAATCATATCTCTTACTACCTTCTCTCCTTCAAGTGCTATTCTACGTTGTTCAGCTCCCCTTTCCGCGTCCGCTGATACATACTCGTCAGACAATCCATGACGGTCAATAAGTCCAGCCCGGAAAACACCAAGTATATTATCCACAGTGGCATTTCCGGTCTTCTTGTTTTCAACTAGGTCTTCAGTCCACCCGTATGCTTTCACTCCATGTTTAAATCTACCGTGGCTATCGAGCGTCTTTACTACACTAAAAGGATACCTAAACGCTTTATCCAAGTACTGGCCTTCATCCTTTTTGATTTTTTCAGTCTTATTTTCCTCGCTATCCTGCTTTCTTGAAAATGTCGGCTTATCAGATTGCGCGTTAGGTGCTTTTGGATTCTTACCGCCAGATACAACATGACGTGAAGACTTAGCGATAATAGACTGCAATGAAGCCTCGTCCATCGATCCTATCCCATGTTTCGCAAGCCATAACCTTACTTTAGCAATAGCGCTTTTGATAATTGGGTGCTTATGGTCACGCTCTGCCAGGTGAGCAAAAATTTCTCTCGCCTCTTGAGACTCTTCTAAATTGTACTCGCCAGTTTCATCATTAAGGTAGTTTTTCTTTATCCTCTCGATAACTGCCATTATCCGCTTGTTCTTAACCTTCTTTAGCGCCCTTATTTTTTTAAGAGAGTCCTCCAGGTTGCGCCCAAGTACAGCCTCAATACCAGCATGACCAACAAGCTCATGAGCAAGTGTAGTTTTTAATTCTTCAGAAGTGTTTTGATCTGCAATTATATAAACATCACCTTTGAATGAAGCGCCTTTGATATCACTAGGCGCGTCAAAAGGTAATTCAGACACAGATTGAAGCGCGTGTATTCTTATTCCTTCCGGGGCCTTATATTTGGCCTTAGCAATGTATTTCTCAACCTCCGCTTTAGTTACACCAGATACCTTTTCTCCGTCTTTCTTGAACAAAGCGCCAGTATCTCCACTGATTCCTTTAGGATCATTATTTTCTGATTCTAATGAATCGAATGATTCAATAGCTTCATCCATTGGCTTACCACCAGCGTCTTCAAACTTACCTCTGTGGGTTCCTCTTAATCCCATAGTCACAATTTCAGTTAGCCTTTTAATAGCCGCCTTAATTTTTCTAGGCTTAACAATTGCTGTCATTTGAGCGCCATTGCCGTAAAAATCGCCAACTATATCTCTTAATTCTGAGTCAAACTTTACAGCCCTTGCGTGTTTGTACTTTTGCGCCTTTGATACAGTAATAACAAAATCATCACCACTGTAACCCATTATCACTTCCTTTGATTCGTGATAAGAAAGATCATAACGGCCACGGTTATCTTTGTGGTACTTGAGCAGCACATCAATGTCACGAACAATTATATGGTCCGTAGTAGTACTTGTATCGCCATCTTCATTAAAAGATGATGGAGTAAGTATTCCCTGGTGAGTTTTTCCTTTGTCATCGGTGAAGTTTACGATCCTTCCAGGTAGCTTTGCCAGGCCATTTATAATATTTCCAGTGGCAATGTACCTTGTTTCCCTTTTAATAGTTGCCTCTTCGGAGAATATTCCATCAACCCTTTGATCTAATGTTTCATTAGGGTTTTTATATATCCCTGCATTAGTTGATACGGTAGAGTTAAATCCCAGTTTTGTAAGCGGTAAAGTTACACTGTAAACACCACTATTAACCATGAAGCGCACAGATACCTTTGAGCGCGAATAAGGATTGCCTTTTCCGTTCTCATGCTTATCATTGACTGATACAACAATGCCTTTTGTTTGAGTTCCTTCTTCAAGCGTAAGATTAAATACTTCTCCAACACTGTACCTTTGTATCAATAACTTAGTTTCTTCGATCTCCTCTTTTGTCTCGCGCTCTCTTATCTCGGCTTTTTCTAGTGCGTCAGCGTGTGAGGAAAGCATCTTGTCGTAATTTTCTGATCCTTTCTTTGTGTTTTTGAATTTCTCATGGGTGTCACTTAACCTCGCGCTGGTTTCCTCCAGGTATGAAAGATATGATGTGTCGGTATCTTTCGTTGCAATAATTTGATCTGAAGTAAGAACCGATTTTTTGTTAAGCTCCTTCTTTACCTGGCTGGCTCTTGGTGGCTTGCCCTGATACTTTGAGTTTACTTTGTGTAAAGTAGTGTTCCCGCCAAAAATAGATGATGGGTCCTTACCTTGATAAACCACCTTGCTTTCGATTATTCTCGCATCAAGGTCTAAGGTTTGAGCGATAAGATCATTTTGTCCTGTCTTGTTAAGATACTCTATAAGTTCGTTGTATTCTTTTTCAACGTCCTTATAGAATCTCTCCTGCTGCCTCCACGGTAGAACAGCAAGCCGGCCTGTAGCTTTTAGGGCAAAACCTGGCATCTCTGCCGCCTCTGCTGAAGAATTGCCTCTCATGTCAAGTTTTTCTGCTAATGCCTTATCTTCTGCAAGGTAACTACTCACCACGATATCACCATACTTATTCATGATATCTGCGGCTTCAATGCTTGTGTCTGATTCATCGTTCGCACTTGTATTAGCGTTCAATGAAGACAATTTTTTAGCGGTAACCGACATAGGTCTTTTTTCTGCCGGTAAATCAGTAGACATAAGAGTGTAGTTAGGTACAACCACTTGGCCAGTACGATTAACGCGGCCTAGCATTTGCACTAACGTATTAATATCCTGCATCGGCTGGATAACAACCATGTGTCTTTTGTTTTGATCTTTGAAGTTCTCACTCGCATGAGCGCTTAGTCCTGTAGCGCCAGCCGAGTTAAGCACAAGAGCATCAAGATTGCCATTGTTAAACTTATCAACGGTTCCTCTCTTGTTCTTACGTTCAACTGTGTTGCGTCTTGATACGACCGGAACATCGCCCGAGTAATCTATTGAGTAATCACGTCCGGTAATCTCACCAACATTGATACCCTCTTCGCTCAACTTGTATTTTATGTAGTCAATTGGGGAAATTGGTAGGTTGTCAGGTATTTTGGCTTTTAATATCTTAACCTTCGCTTCATCGTAATATTCCCTGGTGGTATCGTCCAGAGAATCAAGAGGAATAATAACCTTCTTTTTCTTGCCTCTCACGTCTACGTGAGTCATTACACGGGAACCATCCAGAGCTTTAAGAAGAATATCCTTATATGACGCTCTTATTTCATCACCAACAACCAGGTCATTGTCCTTTATATAGTCGGCAAGGAACGATCCCATAGTGTTTTCGAGTGCTAATACTGGCTTTTCACCCTTTTTATATGATGCAATTGCCTTTTCAATAGCCTGGTCAACTTTGATAGTTAGTAAAAATTGTCGTATATAGTTATGGATTATCGAGTTAAATCCAGCATGGTTTACTGTTGAAGATGATTTGTTTCCAGCACTGTACGCACCACCACCTTCATCCTTTGCATTTTCGATATATATCTTAGCAAAGCCACTATGAAACATTCTATCGGCCTCCATGATGGCCTCTAGCCCTGAATTTACATGGTCAGAAGTTTCTCTGTGATAGTCTCCATTCTCTACGTCAACAACCGTAGGTATTGATATTCCTTTAAGTGATCTCTCTCTCCGGAATAACTGACCGCTTTCAGTAAGCATGTTTGCTATTACTTGCTGAAGTGGTAGTCCTCCGCGCTGTATCGAATCAATTAAATCATCCGAATCATCTACAGAATCCATTATATCGGTCCTGTAGTATATCGGCATATTCTCAGCTCTCTTTGCGTAAGTAGCTGATAAGTACAACACCGGGGCATCCCTGATAACATCGTACATAAACCCTGCACCATGTATCCGCTTGACACCCTTTACTATCGATTCTCTTTGACCGGATATGTTATGGGATTCGTCAAGAACAAAGAAAGCGTTATGCTTTAGGGCATTTATTAGCTTTCTCTGCTTGTTATCTGTGGTTATCTGGCTGTAGGTCATGAAAAGCATGTCGTTTTCAGGCTCTAGGTATCCTGTCTCGATCATGCTATTTATCTTTTCTGTTCTCTTTTTGGTCTTAGGAACATTGCCATTTTTCTCACTTGCAATAACACTATTGTTATTCAGTAAGAATGGGGATATGTCACTTTCACCGATATCATGTAAATCGTCATACATGTCGGTAAATAGATTTTCTTTTTCCGTGATGAATATTGGAGTTTTTCCAATTGCTTTAGCGTATCGGATAATACCAGCAGCCTGTCGGCCCTTACCAACACCTGTAGAGTCGGCAATGATTATTGCCTTGTTTTTCTCTTCGTTGTTATAGATTGAGGCAGCAATGGTATCTACCTGTAAGCCCATGAAAGCATTGAATAATTCCTCCTTACTATCATAACCTAGCTTACTCATAACATAATCATCCACTGACATTCCTATGTCTTTCTCCATCCTATCAAGAGCAATTTCTATGGATTCAGCCATGTTTTTAGGTATTAAAACGTCTTCATTTTTACCTTTACTCTTTGATGGGTATGCAACCTGAAAGTCTGACGCATTTACATCAGGCTCCTTTCCAGGCTTGCTATCAGGTTTTCCAGTGTTTGACTTTCTGCCAGAGTCTTTGTTGGGGCTACTGACGTTACTTCCTTTAGTCGAACCCGATCTATCAGGTCTGATAGTGGTCCCTCCGTCACCATTGCCCTTGCCATCGCTCCCGGCTTGTCCTGCGTCCCTATTGCCGCTGACATTCCCGGAACCCCCGCCAACATTGCTGCCGGATTTTCCACTTTTTCCATCATTTCCATTAGCTTGTCTACCATCATTTCCTTTAGTATCCAATCCTCTTCCGGGTCCGATTCCAGAATCAGTACCTCCGATTCGTCCTTCGTTAAGTCCTCGCTTTCTGGCATCCAATACTGCGTTGACGTGTTCATATATACTACTCCACTCAGTTAGTCTCTTAATTGTTCCGGCTTTCGGACCTATGCTTTCGGTCTTATTTCTACCTTCAATGGTAATAACTCTGATAGGCCATGCCGCGCCCTGTCTTGTGTACAGCTTGCCATCAACTTCAAAGTGATCTGCCACATTGTAATTAGAGTATAGCCAGTTAAAAAATGTTCTATCGCCATTACTTTGAGCACCAGCAACTTTGTGTGCACCAATGATTAATGTAGCTTTACCATCATCCTTCATTGCCTCAAGAGACTTAATGACAATGGCATGATCTATCGATTCAATTTTATAGCCGTCTTCATCTATTGATTCGTTTCTGCCTTCACTGTTCTTTAGTTTTCCGAAAGGTGGATTCTGTATTACCGCATCAACCATGCCTTTTGGCTTGTACTTTGTCGCATCATTTTTCGTAACAGTGAAGCCCATATCTTCAAGGTTACTTGCCCTATCATCGTTCAACTCATTAACAATGCTGTTTTGGTCCGAACCGATTAACAACATTCCATTACCTGCTGTTGGTTCGTAGACTTTAGTGCCTTTTTTGATTCCCGATAACTTGGAGGCGAGGTAGGCAATTGGCGCTGGTGTGCTATATGCCTGGTTCTCAATACTTGTCGAGGACCGCATGTTTAAAAGCGGTTGAGACTTGTATTGCTCCAATAGTGTTGAAAATGTACTTTCCAGTGTGCTTTCACCACTAACGGTATTTCTGGCCTGTAAAACAAGAGCAACTTCAAATTGTTCCTGCGCGTCTTTTACCTGTTCAGCCGTTACTTCCTTAACATCAATGCCTTTATGTTCGGCATATTTCTTCTTCAGAGAATTGTTATCCTTTATTTCCTTTATGTTTTCGTAAAGGAAATCAGATAGCTTTATCCCTTTTTCTTCAGCCGATCCGTTGCTGGATTCGTTATCTTTATGCTCGTTAGCTTTTTCTTTCCGCTGTCCGTAACTCGGTCTAACCAACCCTCTAGGCTTTCCTTCCCGCGATCCGCGTAAGCCTGCTTTTTCGCGTCTTTCCTTTTCTGCTGCGAGTCCGCTGTCTGCCTGTTCATAAGTTTCTCCTGTCGCGTAAGTGAAGTCTGCACCTACCTTGTAAATTATCTCTCCCTCAAGGTTCGCTTCAATGACTGCCTCTTCAAGCAACTTCCTAGCTTTCTTGAGTGTTTCGTGTACGTCTTTTTCTGTGTCACCTTGTAGTATAAACTCGTCACCTGACTTGTGGTATACCCACTCAGACACATTGACAAGGGCATCAGCAACAACAATAAGAAGAGCATCGCCAGCTTCATGGCCCCCCATGTGATCGTTTACAGCTTTTAGGCCATCAACGTCTATGCTTACCTGGACCTTCTTCGGGTTCTCTTCGATATCCTTCTTGTACTGCAAGTAGTTTTTCAGGCCTGTTAGCGGGTGAGTGAAAGCAAGTTTGCGTAATGTCGCAATTTCTGCATCCTTTTCGTCTTCATCAAGACTGTCTACTTCTTCACGTTTCTTTTCATCTACTCGCTTATCGGCTGAATCAAGACTGTCTAGCGCATCCATTCCTGAATTATCAAACTCAGGATGAAAGTAAACCATTGAATAAAGAGACTTCAAGTAAGGCTCTATCACATCGCCCAGGTCGCTAATCATTGCTTTACTGAACGCAGTAAACTTTCTTGCTCCTGATTCAATGTGTCCACCGGCAACCACCGAGGCAAGTTGCATTGTCTCAAAATCAAGCCCGGCATTTAGATTTGCCAGCTTTTTAATGAGTTCTGCCCGGGCAGCGGCCACCTTATCTTCGGTGAATAGCTTATTTCCGGCCATTTTCCCTGGCTTTTCTGGGCTATCCGCTTTAGTTTCTTCCGGCTTTTGTTCTTTCGGTGCTATGAGCACACTTTTTTCATCGGTCTTATCTGTCTGTTCTGCCGGACTTTCATTTTGTTGCTGTTCGTTACGGTGAATCCTGTCTGCATTAGTGATCCATACCTTAAATTCATCCTCCTGGAACGTCTGAATACCTCTTGCGTTACTCTTTCCCGCCTCAAAACTTCCTTCATACGCGGCAATTGCTTCAGAGCGAGAGTAGTAATTCATCATTACCTTATGTTCATCAAATTCATCATTGCTATCATGCTGAGATATTACATAGATTTCTTTTGAATCAGGGTAATCACCAACAAACACGTCCATATCATCGCCATCAGCACCGCGATATCCTTTAAGGTCCCCGTAATGCGCGTCCGATGGCATAGTGATTGACCACTTTTTACCGCTTTCATCGGTTCCTGATCTTGTTGCACCGGCTGGAGTTTCAATTGCAATGTTAAAACCGTGGATCGCTATCCGGCCCTTCTTGTAGTTATCTGCCTGTATTTGGCTCTCAGTAGGGCTTACATTGGTTTCGTTCGCAGCTTTATTAATAGCCTTGTTTTCTTTCTTACGGCTTACATCGGCTGCTTTCTTATCCTTTTTCTTACCTTCAAGATGCTTTCTAACCTCACCAATGAAGTTAGATATTGATTTTGAAGTTGCTTTTCCTGCCTTGATATCTCTTGCCGCAGCACTCAGCGCATCGGAAACTTCGCCTTTTGAGTTAGCCAGCTTTGAAACTATGGATATTATTTCATCATCCTTAGTCATTTGTGTTTTGTTGGCATCGGTATCTAGTTGGTTTCCACCGATGTTTGATATATCGCTGTCATTATCAACAAGCATTGTTACTATTCGCTTGTTTCCTTTGATCTTTTTGAGTGCACCATCAAGAACAACGGCTCTTTCTTTAAATAGGCTCTCTGTTATCTCAACGTCACCAAACAAACCACCCTGCTCAGTCCTGGTATCAAAACCCGCAGCGTTAGCCTGGTCGATAATCATTTCAGCTTGGCGCTTGTTGGCCGGCTTAGTCTTTGCAAGCAAGTCAATTATGCTTGATTGTTCCGCATCACCCTCGACCTTATCACCAACCAAAGATGCAAAACCTTCAGGGATTATTTTATTAACCGCCATTTGGAAAGCATTGTCACCAAGTTTAGTAAGCCCCCTCGCATCTTTTATCAATTGGCCGCTTTTTGGTAGAGCCTCGACCATATCACCCATTGTTTCATCGTTCGGATCAACATCACGTAGAACCTTAGCTCCATCAAGTGCTGTTCCTGATCCTTCGGCAATATTCTTGAACGCTGCTAGGCCACGAGCCTGAACATCGCTAATACCATCGCTTTCCTTCCATACAAGTGAAGGTATCTTTATTCCGTCTTGGGTTCCTTCGTCCATAAGCCTGTTAGCAAGACCGAATCTCTGATGGCCATCGGCCACAAAGTCCTGACCGCTTTCGTCCTGCCAAACTGCCGAAACACCAGCAAGATTATCATCCCACTTTTCAACACCTTTAAGCCTATCGGTCACGCCTTGAGAATCGCCACCTTCTTTAAACTGGAATCTTTCAGCATCAACCTGGGTTTCTCTTGGGTCAACATCAACATGCCGGCTTTCACCAGGACCGGAGATAGGTTGATCCTCAGATACATCAATAGAGCCTTCTTGCGTATAATCAACTGGCGCTTCAACGTCAGGCGCAACAGCATCAGGCGCTTGCATTTGCTCGTCTGTTAAAGGAATCATACTTCCCGCAGCAAACAAGTCTATGGCTCCAAGGCTGTCTTGGTTATATATAACTCGTGTTGGCATAGTTTGGCCATCAGGAGTGTTTGTACCTAAGTTTATAGGTGGAGGCGCACCGCCAGGGTTATCACCTGGTTCATCTTCTGGAGGCAATCCAAGTAAAACACCGGCATCATCACCAGGCCCGTTAGGTCCAGGCGGGTTATTTGGATCATCGGGATCATTTGGTCCATTAGGACCTGATGGATCGTTAGGATCGTATGGTTTTTTACTTGCTCTTGAACTAGCAATAGCACCGGCAACGTCAGCGGGCATTGTTATTAACTCAAGCAGTCCCTCAGCAACAAGCTCTTCAAATTTTATTTCCTCGCCCATTGTGTATGCAGCAAGAGCTTCACCACCCATCCCTCCCATCACCTGGAAAGCGGATTGAACAGATACATTTACAACTTGGTTTCCAATTTTTAGAGGCACGAACCCTGCCGTCAGTCCATCAACACTTGCCTGGGCCAATGATCTTGTGAACGCTCTGAATGACGCTTCATCTATTCCGTAACCTTCCTCAAGTTGAGCTATGGTGTTACTACCCAATGTTTGAGCCATGCTTGAAACAGCACCACCCGCAGCACTACCCAGCACCTTACCACCAACTCCTGTTACTACTTTACCTACCGCTCCACCAGTTAATGGAGTTAAAGCCATTGGTATTGCTTGTTCTGCCGCTACCTCAGTTAAGAATCCTGTGGTGTCTGGAGAATCCCAAGCCTCCTTTATGAAAGCCCCCATAGCTTTAGGGGCAGCCGTCCACCCTTCGGTTTCATCGTAGGTTTTCTTTGTTCTTTCGAGCGCTCTTGCCATTGTAGGGTGATTCGGTATATCTCCTTTTTTATCTTTCACCCAGTTAAGAGCTTTCAGCCTAAGATCGTCTTTCCACCCTTCAATATCATACCCTAGCGCCTCGCCCGCAGCGTTGATTGCTCTTGGTAATGGCATTATAGAGTCAGCAATTTTATCCATTGTTACCGCTGTTGACATGGCAGTAAGCCCGCCTTTTTTTGTTGCGCCCACACCACCGCCACCAGCGGCCTCATGGTCAACTATCTCCCTTTCTTTATCTACATCAGTTGACCTAGTTTTAAACTGATCCCAAGCATAATCAAACTGATCTTCAGTTACTTTTGGCGCTATATTGGTATTAAAATAATGCTCTCTTACCTTTTCTTGATCTCCTAAATCTAGTGATTTGTATCTTTCAGAGTCAGAGACTTCATTCCACTTTATCATTTTAATACCTATTGATTAATTAAACGCGCCATTAATAAAATCGTCAACTTCTACTTTACTTGCGGTCGGCTTGCCCGCAGCAACTCCACCCACCTTCTCTTCTACTTGCGGTGGGTTTTCACGGACTATCGCCCCGCCTTGTTGCTGTTGCTGAGGTTGAGGTTGTCGCTCTTGCCCTTGCTGCTGGCCGGCAATTTCCATCATTATCCCGAAATACTGTTTTGCAAGTTTTTCAGTCTCTTCCTTAGTAAGCCCACCAAATATACTTTTACCGCTAGATACCGCTAACGACATTGATTTTTGAGCTAGTTTCTGCCTTATCTCTTTAGGGTTTGTTCCTTTCTTATAGCTCTCTGCTTCAATTGCCATTTGCCTTGCTGTTTTCCGGTCAAGTCCTGGCGTTGAATCCATTAAAGACTGCTCCAAAAATTGAATATTTTTCATCTGGGCAGTATCTCCGGCTTTGTGCTTTCCATAAGCACCATCCAAAACCTTTGACATTGTGTTAGGTCTAAACATAAGAAAGCCCATATCCTTATCGCCATCGCCATAAAACATTTCGTCAAAGGTTGTTTGTATTTTCTTACCCGATGGATCGGTAACAGTCCACGTACCATCCCCATTATCAACCGGCATCTCAAAATTAAGGCCATCAGGAACATAATCCCGATGATATTCAAACATCGGTATCAGAGATTTAGTTTGTACGGATTCAGCATAGGTTTCATCCCACGCTTTCGTCATAACAGCGTCTTGCTCCTTCCTTGTTCCTGCCATCCACTCCCTCTCTGTTTGGGCCGCATTAGACTCATGGACCTGCTGACGATAATTGTTGTTTTTTTCCTGGTGCTCAATCAGGTCTTCAGCGTTTTTTGTCTGATATGTTGTGTGCAGAGTTGCAAGGTAGTTCTCACCATCCTGGTTCTCTAAGCTATGCTCTGACTTCTTTTGATCGTAATCAGTTTTATTTCTTTCTATCGCTTGTTCTTGCGACTGCTGCGACCAATCTTCATTTTTTTGATCTAAGTCGATCTGATTCCCTACCGTTGCAATTTCATTTACTACTGGTTGTTGATTAAGGTCATGAGCGCTCTTCCCGGCTGCGAGGTTTGCTTGATCTACTGCTGCTGGATTATTTATATCTCTCAATGCGTTCTTTTGTGCGATATCTCCAGGCGAGTTATTAAGGTTATTCGTCTGATCTGCAATACTCACTTGGCTTTTCAGTTGCGCCAATTCCTCAGTAAGCATCCTGTTTTGCTGAATTATATCTGCCGCCTCCAGGTCTTCCTCTTGACCACGCAAAAGCGCCTGACGATTCCCCTCACGGACCGGGGCATTGTCGTTGTATTCATCTTCCTTAAGCTGCGCTCTTCTTCTTCGCTCCAATCTATCCTGCGAATCCTGAAAGCCTTTTATTGCGCCTCTTGCTGCGCCACCTGTACCATAAGCCATTATATTAACCTCCTCCAAACAAAACATCGTCTGACATTGCGTCAGTGTTCACACTTGTTGATCCAGCGCTCGTGCTAGATGATCCGCTACTAAACATGTTATCCCAATCAAAACCACCGGCAATATTTCCTAGAGTTTCACCCCATGCGGCAGAATCGTTAGCGTTCCGTCCTGTTTGTTGCATTTGAGTAGAAGACACGCCATTTAATGTGCTCCCTGCTCCAGCCAGCAAGCTACCAGAGTTAGAATAAAGAGTGTTTGCATTACTCATTATTCCACTACCTATTCTCGAGGCTCCAAGTTTCTTATCAAAATTAAGCCTCTCGGTTTCAGCCCGGCCTTTATTCATGTTTCCAACAAGAGATAATGCCTTGCCTTGTTTGTTTTTACGAGTAGCCTCTTGGCTCATTCCATCGTATGAAGACACGCCTCTACGCTGTAACGCTCTACGCTGCTGGTCTTCAGAGCTATCAAACGCATTAGAGTTGTCTCGCGCTATTGCGGTGAAGTCGGTTTTATCGTCCTCCATCGCATCACGAGCAATAGCTTGGTTTATTGGTGCAAAGTCTCTGTTGTATTGATCGTATTGCTCGTCACCTCTAGTCCTCATATCGCTGGACATTGACTCTTGTTGAGTTGCAATATTCTCTCGCCCGGCTTGAATCCTGGCTTGCTCTGCTGCGTCTGCCTTTGCTTGTTTTCTTGCTTTGCTACCGCTGAACAAGCTAACCGCGCCACCTATTAAAGCACCCCACATGGTATTTCTCCTATGCTCCTAATGGAACAGTTGTTTGCATCATAAAAAAAGTTTGTTTAGCTATCGACCAATTAAGAACACTTGGCGAACCATCAAGATTAAGAGGTCTAACAAGTCGTGCTGTAGCCCTTATTGTTCCGCTCCCCGCTGAAACCATTATAACCGGAGTTGCTGTAGCTCTGTTTAATGATGGTCTTATCTGCTCAACCCACACAACTGAGTTATCAACAAGAATTTCCAATCTATATGCGCTGAGTTGGTTGTCGTTCTTGCTTACAACTACGCAGCACACAATAGCTACTTGAGTAGTTGTTATTCCTGGGGGTAATTTTACATCAAAAGAGCCAGTACCAGAAGGAACCGTAAGTTGGCCAGAAGGTAGGCTCAAAGTACCGCCAAAAAATGCGTGTCCATTGTTATCCACGTAGAATGTGGAGTTTGACTTGCTTGGTGATTCAGTCGATGGGCCACACCATAAGCCGAAACCACCGCCACCAATTTGCACTGTTTTTTCATCGGTCCTGAATCGTCCTGCTCCAGTAACAAACAAGTTACCAGCAAGTCTTAATGTTCCGTTCTGCTCAAAATAGAATACGCTATCACTTCCACCTATTGAGTTTTTACCGAACCATATAGGGTATTGGCCGCTATTTGAGTTAATGCCTGATATCACTACCCTGTATTGGCCGGCAGCATCGCTTGTAGCAATGGTATTTCCTATAACTCTGTTTGCCTCAAGAAGTCCGGTCCATACTGAATTTGCGTTAATCTGGTCTGCACCAATAGTCTGAGCCTGGATTGAATTAGCCGTAATTGTTCCATCGACAACTAACGCACCATTAATGCCAACAGTTGAAACACCTCCAACGGTTGAAACAATGAAAGGGATGATCGATGAACCATCTTCATCAACAATAGGCGATGCAACGGCAAAATTTTCTGCTCGGACCACAAAGGAAGATGATGTGGAAATGTTTTGCCCTGTATATGGGTTTAACGTCACCAAGGAGGATATGCCAAAACCTACAACGTATCCATTTGTATCAAGCCTTACCGAATATTCACTACCAAACTCTGTACCCGGTCGATTCACACCAATACTTGCATTTTGGCTTATAGCGGCATAAATATCTGTAGCCGTCTTCACTTGAGCCAGGTTAATCCTGCTTTGAACGCATGTAGAGTAAATTATGTTAGGATTATCAGGATCGCAATCAACCAGGTCTATCCGGTCGTTAAGCGACTTAAATATCTGACTTTCTGTTATTTGGCCCTCTAAAACATCAAGAACATACTCAGGATCATTTGCGGTTGTACCGTGTATTCCTATTGATCCCTCGTTAGGCGTAAACAATCCTATTTCTGTTTCATCGTCTATCGTAAAGCCTACCCATCTTATCCAATACCACCTTTCACCCTGACCTTGCTCATGATCGTCACCAGGCCGATAAAGCCCAACACCAGTATGAGTAAAAAAGCTACCAGGTGAGGTTCCTATCGATACTGCATCTACAAAATTTGGCGTGGTTGATGCGTATACCTCAGTGTATGCAAACTGTCCTGTCTGCGGCCAATCCCACAATATGCGGATACCATCCCATAAGGATAAGGTTCTTACGTTCTGATGTGAATCTGGTATCTCTGTGTCAGAAAAATCCGGTGGAGTTAAAAAGCCACCACCAGGATCACCGCCAACTTCAGGAGGAAGGATAACACCGGAACCACCGGACGGATCATAAGTAGCTAATCCACCATCTTTCAGATCACGAAAAGACACAAAGCTATCTAAATGCTCACCAGTTATACCGAAAGCCTGGTCCAATCTTTCCTTTGTTGCGTTAAACACCCGACCAACGACACCGGACTCATTAACTTTAGGAATAGATTGTATCTGCTGCTTTCTCACCTTAGACATTTGATAGCCCCTTCAATTCTTCCACTGTCTCGGCTATGTGTATTCCTTGAAGCTCGACATTACCGTATACCTCAATAGATACATCATTATATTGACCTGGAGGAAGTCTGAATATGCCTAGTCTTTCTGAATAGCTTGTCCCACTAAATGTTTTGGCGAAAATAGTTTCTGTGTTAGCGGTTCCAACTTTTTTTACTCTTAGGTATAAAGCAAATTTATACCCACTTACACCCACGCCATCACCATCTACAGAGTAAGGAGTTCTGTCTATAAATACCTCGGCAGCGCCAAACGACACCTGCCTTGAGAAAGAAAATGTTTTAGATACCCATTGATATTGTTTCGGCACTCCATAGCCAGTATCAAACTTCATTATGTCCGTTGGCGTGTTGTAAAATTTGCTCGATAGATACAAGATACCATCATCACTTACGTCAACCGTACCATCTATCCTTGCGTCAAGAAGGTATCCGTATATAAGATGACCATTTTCCGGCTCATACTTCGTTATAACTAGGCCTTTATCTTCCTGATACTCAAATATTGTTGTCCCTATTGGTGTTGAAAGAAAGTATTTCCCATCATAAAAGGTGGCCGCTACTGCATTTGCAGCATAACTAGACACCCAATCACGCCTAGATATGTAGCTCTTTGTGACATTTCTTGACCCGTTGTTAGAAACAAGCTCAAGACCATAGTTTGATACAAAAAATACCCCGCTACCGGCTGAAACCATCGATCTTTTATAAAGACATATACCGGCCCCCTCAATCTTATCGTAGCTAAAACTCTCAGGATCAGCACCAGAGCCGACATAAGTAGCTGTTTTCGTACAGATAACAAGGTTATAACCGTATTGAGCTATGCCGGTAATGGGCGAATCAAGTCTTTTCTTGTATATCTCAGGCCAGGCATAAGGAACATCGGGCACAGAGAAACATAATTCATTGCGTGAAAAGCCAACCATAAAGCCATTAGGCATTAACAGTAAGCCGTCAAGGTCAGGCTCAGGAAGATTCCAATCATTAGATGGCAGTATCTCGCCTATGGATGCGGCATCAACACCATCAGTAAAAACAGCTTGAGAGGCATTTATCTCACCGACAAAATACAAATCAGCGCCAGAATCACCGGAAAATGACCTGTAAATCCTTTTCTTTGTCCAGTTAAATGTACCTGTCAGTCCGTCAACCGTTTTAGACATTGATGGGCTTGTTGCTGTAGTTACACTAACGATAGAGCCATCACCAACATCAACAACTAGCGATACATCAGATGGCGCAGACTCTTCACCCCAATCAGTTACGTTTGTTGATACATAAACCCTAGATTTTATCTCAGACTCTTTATACACCCTTTTCCATGATCCAGAAGATGATGTAGATATTATCTCTGTATCATTAAGAGTGAAGGAAGATGCGTCAACCTTAGTTATTGTGTACTCACCACCATCAAGATTTTCAATTGAAGTGTTTGATACAGATACTCTATTGCCGGTAGATAGGCCGTGAGGGAATACGCTGTTTACTATAGCAACACCACTGTCAGCACTAATGGAAACTGATGATATGATGTTATCAGGAAGTTCAGCCACAACAGCCAACGGAACAGAAGTAGGCGCTGGTACGCCAAGTTCTCTGACATTTGTTGGCCATGTGTTGTGTCCTGACGTTGATGCAGCAAGAGCCCTGTTTGTAACTTTTGGCCATCCTGTAGTGAAGTGAGGAGATGCTTTATAGCTCACCTTATTCATCGAGAAGTATATTCTCTCGCTTTCATCATCAGGAACCGGACCGCCAGTTATATCAGCATCAAGATCAAAAAGAATTGTGGCTCCATCATTGAACCTATGAAAAGAATACACGGGTGCTGTGTGAGGAGTAGACAATTCAAGTAATTCAGGACGGTACGACCGAACATCACCATCCTCTATCTTTGTGTTTACCGCTTTCGTGGCCTCGGCATTAGACAGTTTTTTATTATTCTGTATTGGTCTTATCCCGGAAAACCTATCTATCTTTATGTGCATCCTGTTCACCTTCTTTTATAAGGTTGTTATTTATAATCTTTATCGCTTCATTAATCGCACCAATCATCGGCTCTTTTGCCGACTGCGGCAATGTTTGAACAAAATCTTGTGATACGTTGGCGATTAACTGTATTGCTTCATCTAAATTCATTTATCCTTTACCTTTATTTCAAATTCATGTTCACGAACACGACCATCGTCAGTAGTTATGACGCTAGTCACTTTGTAAGTTGTGCCATCATCACCACCACCAACCCATATTTTAAAAGAAGTTGCTGGAGTGTTAAGTAAAACTGTTTCCGGGTGCAGCCCTGGACCTAACAAAAGGTCATTTACACCAGTATTTCCCTCGATTGTTGCGACAACAGAGGCAATACCATCACCAGGTAACTCTTCAAAGTGATCTTCCATCGATACTTCATAATCAATAATTTCACTTGGCTGTTTTTTCTTAGTTATCATTGGAACACCATTGTATTGTCGTATTCAGTTAGTTCCATAATGGAATCATCTGGATTGAAGATCATTGTCCTATCATCAGGGGCATGAGCAAAAAGGTTTGTTGATATGCCACCAATCATTGTCATTGATCCACCCATAGAGCCTAGCGAATATGCTGCGTTATACGCGGAAGATGAAACCTCGCACGTTGAATCAATGGAAGTGTCATTGGCGTTTATAAGAGCGTTCACATTTGCCGATGAATCCATTTCCATGTCAACTTCGGTTGAAGTGAAGAAAGAGGCGCTTGTGCTAAACGCAACAGACATATCACTATCTAGGTCCAGGTCGCTTACCGGGCGTGTAGCCTTGATGCTCCCATGACTTATATTCAGTGATCCGGCCAGAGATGAAGACACCAATCCTGTTCTATCTTGATTTCCTGGGGATACGCTTAACGTGTCGCTCATGCTTGCGCCAGTAGATACAGCGTTCCTTAGTGGGTTCGATTCAATCTCTGACGTTGGGCTTAGCGTAGAGTTCCCTCTAGCCGCCATTATTGTTCTGCTACCAATAAGAACTGTTGAGTTTAAGTTAGCTTTACCAGACAAAGGGCTATCATCAATGATCGCAGTACCACCTAACAACGATGAAGACTTGTAGACTGCGCCCGGTGTTGCCGATACATCAGAAACTAACAAAAGAGGGTTAACTTCTGCATAATTAGCGCCTATGAAGTTGATTCTCATTCTCAGTCCTGACAGCCTTACGTCTTCATCCATAGTTAGGCCGAAAGTTATACCAAACTGACTGCTATTCACTTCAGATGGAGTTATTCCAGGCTGACCCCATTGCGCGATAGTCCTCGATGTTTCTGTGTTTGAGTAAACATCAGTTATCCCATTAGGTAGATACAAAAGATAGTTGCTGGCCAGCGGATCATTTGGGTTTGTATAGTAACTAATATCAGGATCACTAGCCCAATTAAGAGTAGTTGTTATCCTTGATGCCGGGTCAATGTATGGCCTACCATCAAGAAGTAAAGCGTATGTTATATCACATAGCCCTGACGGTATTATATTTTGAGGATTGAAAATAGTGTCCGTATTGTTCGGTCTGTTAGAATCAATATGTATATCTATGGATTGAATTATTGCGTCTTCTGGTATTTCAAAATCGAAGCCGTACAGGTCTGTTTGGGCGTAATATTGATTACCTGGATCATCATCCAGAGCCTCGGCATAATCAGCAACGGTCCTATATATATTGTCTCTAGTGGAAACAACCTTATCAAATAGCGCCCAAGTTGTTTCACTGTTTGAAAACTCAACGTATTTTACAGTTTTTGATCCCTCTTCGTATGTAAACCCGGTAGAAGTTACATCGAGCTTTGTGCCATCATCAAACACAATGAATGTTTTTACTGCGCCAACAGATAGATTTGCAGAGAAATAGACGGTTAAGTACGGTTCATCATTTACCGGCCTCAAGAAAAACTCTTGAGTTATTCTTTGTCTTATTGCGGCTCGTCCGTTAAATCCAGCAAACAGCGTGACAACAATAGGCCCGCCAAGCACATGAGGATAAGCGGTAACAATGCCAGTTCCTTCAGTCACAACTTCCCATCCAGTTATGTTTGGATTGTAAGTGTTTTCAGGCTCATTCATGGTAAAATCGCCATTAGTTAAAAATAGCATATTCTCCATTGTGGGATTTTCTGTGGTTGTATAGTCAAGCAGAGCGTCCGCATTGGTTATCTCCCTGTTTACAGGGTCATGGCTTACATATTTTGGTGACTTCCATCCAGTACTAGCCATAATTTTTTCCTCGAAACTATCGTAAAACACGCCTCCCATAGCGAGAGGCGATAAAGCAAGCAGCAATAATACTCTTATCATATCTCAACCTTATGAAAGCGTTATTGTGATCTCGTTCTGTGGAAACGTGATTGTATCCGAAACAGCAAGTGTCTTTGCTGGAGATAAAGCACCATGCATTAGCATGTTTCCACCACTTGAGGCGGTCCATAAACTCATGTGAGTGATTGTTACACTACCATCAGCAACAGCCGGAAAAGTAATCACGTTATCATTTGTGACGTATCCACCCGTTGCATGAGGAACCGTAAAACCATCGGAAACAGACGCGGAGTGCATTTGCTGGCGCGTATAAGCCGAATCGGTAATCTCGTTTGCAGTTGATGAATCAGTCGGGTCGGCAGTATGCAAAGCAAGGTAAACAGCGCCACCAGTATAGCTAGTGCCTCTAAGTACCGCGTTCAACAGTTCTACTTCTAAATAATCAGACATTGCAGCCATTTTGTGTATCTCCTAGAAAAAAGGTTGGTTATATCCGGTAGGACTAGCAGTAGTGTTTTGTCGTTCTACTATTATTTTGCACCGGGACATTTCAGCGAAAAAATCTTTTTCGTACTTTGAAGAGAGCTTGGAGTTTCCCCAGGGCATCGATATTTGCTCTAAAGCAAGGTATCTAGCACCAAGAGCAATGGCAAAACCCCATGTTTCTACAAGTTCTCTATCTAATTTCTTTGCGCTAGGCGATGGAATGTAAGCAACACGCATATCTAATGAGTTGGTGTTTGCATAGCCCTCACTTGGCGCGGGTATAAGCCTTATCTGACGTTGGCCAATACCTACATATTTCTCAGGGGTTCCTTCCACTCGTGCGTAAGCAAAACTAAAACCACTATGATTTACAGGTGTTAAAGGATTATTACCGGCCTTTAACCACATAAGCATGTATGGAATTGTGTTGCTACTGACGTTCTCTATGTCGTAGATTGCCTCTAACGGGTCAAGATCAACGTCTTCAACCGTTTCCTGGCTAATCAGAGTATGCTTTGAAAATTCAATCGCAGATTCAATGACAAGGTTTTTCGCTACCGGGTCCGGTAATCCAGGAACAACAGAAAGAACCTTAGCTTTTATTTCATCAAAAGACTTAAACAGCATTATCCTTTCCTCGCGTAAGCGTCACCCATTAGTTTTACAACTGCATCAGCGTTAATCCCAGCTTTAGGAGATACCTCGGCTGCAAAGTTTGCCTTGTGGTAGTTTGCTCGGCCACCGCTAGCATAATCAGCCTCTTTGCTAAATGCCTTATACAAAATGTACTCAACAGCAGCGGGAGATAGTTCGCTTTCAATGGGCCAGCCTTCCGAAGTTGCTGTAATTACACTAGGTCTGTACTTAGCCTTTAAAATAACCGTACCTGGTGTAGCGTCCGGCTGAGGCGGGTATACGTGGCAAGTATCGGCAACATCATCATCGTACATAAAATGAATAACCTTGGCGTTTTCTTCTTCCTGTACCCATCCAGGATAAGATATGTCAAAGGCCGATCTATCAACCCTCGTCACAACACTACCATCCAAATTTCTCACAACATCAAGAACCCGTATAACATTATTGAATGTTTGTTGAGTTCCACCAACAAGCGGGGCCTCAATTGTTTTTACATTGCAAGTTGGAACAATGAGGCATATTTCAGCAACGGCATCGTTTAGCCATCGCAAAAGCTCTTCATCGCTCCACCTAACACCATTATCATCCTGTAAGATATCCCTACAGGATGATATAACGGTTGATACAGAAACAGCCATCGTTAAGAGGACAACAACAT